TCCATCCAGACGGCAATCCTGTAAAACTAGAGCAAGTAATTGCTCCATTAGATGCGGTTGCTAATACAGGACAGTTAGCCGCAATGCCGGCGCCAGTAAAAAGATTTGCCCAAGCTCCTGCGGCGGTATTTGCTCCGGTTCCCCCATTATGGATGTTAACGGTTGTTATATTTTGGGCAATTAAATTAATGGGCAATAAACATAAAAATAAGAATAATAATTTTTTAGCTAACATAATAAGCCTTCAATATAGAATTTGTTTGCGGTGCTGTAAACATAGTAATAGTAGTTCCCGATAACGTGTAATCGTCATTTTGTGATAAGACTACCCCGCCTAACGTCAAAATAAGTGAATCCGGCGTTGACGGTAAAGATGCCAAATTAAAAATTAAGTTGACACCATTTATAATGCCGGATACCGTAGTATTTCCATATACGGTTGAACTTCCAGTAGATATTAAATACTGCCAATAAAAAAAATATAAATTATCGTCCGGCTGCGGAGCTTCTGTAAAAGTAATTGTGCTTCCGGCGATAGAATATCCTACCCCAGGTATTAATGGAAAATTTTTCCATACAATTAATGTATTTCCCATCGGCGTGGATGGAAGATGAAAAACATTATTGCTTCCATCAACTGAGCCGGACGGAACTCCGGCAATCGGAAGACCTGAGCCGGAACTAGTTTCCGTTGAATTAGGAACAGTAACAATTTCGGTGTTGCCAGAATATGGGGCGCCGTCGACGATGGTTCCATTTCCAACAAATAATCGTTGAGTATCTACAGCCCAGCAAAGTTCACCTTTCGCCAATTGCGGCAAATTCTGCTGAAGGCCCGAACGAATTTGAATTCTAGAATTTTGCTTGATAGCCATTAAGATTCCTCTCTTATATTTATATCCAACTCGCAAATGTAAAACCAATAACTAGAGTTAGTAGATATAAGCGAGTTGTGTGGCCTGCCGCATAAATGTGGCGGCTCACGTTAATGAATATTTTTTACAAAGAGAAACGACCAATCACTAAGATTGGCCGTTTCTAACTACCCGCGTTTAAAAGATTAATTTCTATGGACGATAAATTGCAACAGAAGTTGGCGTTTCCTTAAAAGTAACACCGGTAAGGTATGCCTGTTTATTTGTGGCTTCTAAAATTTGCGGCGCTAGTATATAGAAAAAATGTTCTGCCAAAGATTCCGCCGTAGGAAACTCATTAATAATATATGTTTTACCAAATGCAGTTTTTCCTGACCAAAACGAATGTTGTCGAACAGTTTCCGTAATTTTATTTACCCAATCAGAAAAGATAATGCCCTTAGCTGAGGGCAAGGACTCTTCATATGCCAGACCAACATACTTCGCATCTTGTAAGGAAATAATCATGGCATGATCGCACATTGCATCAATATGGGTCATCATTAAATTTTTAAGAATTCCATAATCAAGAACCATTTCAGTTTGCGGGCCGCTACCGAATAACTCACCCACCATTTCTGCAATAATCACACCCGAATGCCCGTGACAGGATGAACATTTCCCTGGTCCGCCTTCTGCATTTTGGTGTCTTGCCACTCGGTGGCCGTAATCTATTCGAATTTCTTTTGAAATAATATTCATATATCTCCTAGTAATTTATTATAGCATACAGTTACAAAAATATCACATCAAAATTGTACCCACGCAATTCTTTTTCTGGATCAGCAAAAATAACGGTATTCCCATTTGAAAATGTCATACGGTCATTCCTATTACTTTCCAAAAAATTCGCCGAAATAAAGACCGCCCACACCTTTAAATTCTCTTGAATTATACTGGGTAAAATACCGCGGTTCTCGCAAAATATAAAAATAGGTTTATCCGAATTACTTAAAATATACTGCTGTAGTAATTCAATCGACCATTCACCAGGAAAGAATATCTTTGATGAATATCTCATTGAAAATGCAAACAACCTCGACAATTGGTGTTTAATTCGATTTTCAAGATGAGTTAACTTTTCATCATCCCAACTATCCGGATTAGAGAACGGCGATAATAAATTTAGAAGAGTTTCAATTTCTTCCCTATCTAATTCTATTTTCATATTATCCTCGAATCTTTCGAATCATTTCAATATGCAGCCTTCCTAAATTAATAGCATCCGTTACTGCGCTATGCGGTTTTCCTTCGAATGTTAAATGAAGATATTTTAACGCATTTGCTAACGTCAATTTTTTCTTGATCGAATAGTTACTTCGAAAAATAACACCCAAATCCCAAATACCGGTATTACCCCAAGGATTTTCAATATTATCTTTTAAACATTGCTCAATGATAGCATCATTGTCCGATCCCCATGCGTAAGAAACTTTTCCTCGCGGAGAAAATTCATTTCGAATGGTATTCATAACATCCGAAAATCGTCTCCCTTCTTTTAATAATAATTCTTTTGTTATTCCGGTGAGGTTAGTACAATACTCAGATACTTCAAAATCTTTATAATTCGGACGAATATAATAATTAGCTGTTCGAGTAATTTTCAAATCGTATGAGTCAATTTCACATATACCGACTTGAATGATATGCTTCGATTGGCCCAATGGGCATTTTCCATCCGGCCAGCATAACATTTCTAAATCCATAAAACTAATTTTTTGTGATGATAAATTCTTTGTCATTACATCTTTCTTATTCAGATAATTTCATAATCAATAATGCAGACTTGGCTTCGTGAGCAGTAATATATCGATCCTTCAACCAAAACCAATCTTCAAGCATGTTAACTTGAATACCAAATGTATTGCCTTCGGCTGGATATATTCTAGTAGGATATGCGTTAACAACGGCATCTGATAGATACCAGGTTGATTGAAGTTTTGGCATAATTACTCGGATAATTTCATAATCAATAATGCAGAATTGGCTTCTGCTTCAGATGCAAACGGGCCAGATCGTACATACCATTGTCCATTAAAATAAGGACGTATACACCATCTAATTAGCCCGGTTATAGTTTTATAACTTTCTATCTTATATTTCATTCTGATAGTCGATCATCTAGTTGATCGCTCACCGTGGCAATTCGGCCATAAATATCTACCGTGTCTATCCATCGTTCTAACGGGAAAAAGAATACTCTATGCATACGGCAACTTCGTATTTTATAACAACGGTTGGTATTAGTACACGCCATTACTATGCACTCTTCTCGCGTGCGAGCGGAAAACCTATCAAAAATATTGCCGTATACTACAACCCGATCTCCAATTTGATATTTTGTTTCATTCATTTGTGAATCCAATCTGTTTTATTATTCGGACAATTTTAAAATTAGTAATGCAGCTTCCGCTTCTTCCTTCGTTGTATATAACTCTGGGCTAAGATAATACCAGCCGCCCCGCAATATTGAATGAAATCGAGTTTGAATTCCATACCAATTACCCAGCTCTTCTATTCGATATTCTCTAATTAATTTCGGCAATGGCTGTATCTCGGAAAACGTAAAATTTTTGCACATCTCAATTATTAATTTGGTATCAAGATTCATTCGGATAATTTTTCTATCAAAATATAATTTTTAGCTTCGATTTCAGTATCAAATACTCGTAAAAATTGGGCGAGCCCTCGATAATCTAAGCGATAAACTAGCCATCTATCGCATATTAATATAGGTGGCAAAATTTCATATGTATATTCAGTATTCATACAATTTGTATACCCCGTTTCTTTTACATAGGCGGGGTCACCCTACGGCGCACAGTTTTTAGGCTAGTGCGAGCTCGCGATTGCTAATTTTTACAGGGTACGTAAAAATCTTGGTCGCGCCATTGACGATTGAATCGGCAATTATACATATCATTTTTCAATTATGGGCGAAAATAACAAAGACCCAAGCCGTCCACATGACTTTCATTTATCCGTCGAAACCGTGACGCGCCCTAGTAGAATACTGGGGTGTAACACCACATCCATCTAATACGAAACTATCTAACTAGTTCAGTATTCTTTTGGACGCGCGGAGAGTTGAACTCCGGTCCGCATAAAGAAATTCATGCTTCGTACGACTCTAACTTATGCAAATTTTTTTTCGTTGATCATAATTGGTTTCGAATACAATTCTTTCATTACTTTTGCATAACCGACTGAATTAGTACACAATGTCTTAAGATGATCCCGATATAATCTTTTTCTGAGTATTGCATGATGCCCTTCATCCAAATTAGTTAATAAACCACCATTAGTTAAAAGTCCAAAAATATCGATTAATTTAGATTCAGCTTGAAATGCTTCTGCTTCAGTTAAACTTCCTTTAACTCGAAATACTATATGCTTTTCATTTAACGAATTTATAGATTGCAAAATTTTTCGATGTGTTTCATTTCGCCGCGAATTTTTATCACGATCATTTACTCCTTTTCCTATATAAAAAGGAACATACTCCATACCCAGGCTAGCGGCAAACGCGTCTTTTGCTTTTTCTAAATCAAGATCAAACAATGGATTCAAGTGAGCATACACAAAATATTTCTTTTCGTTTGATAATTCTAAATCTTCATAAATCGAGCTAATATCGGAATTCCATATAGAATTATATGCTTCGAATTTTGGACCCTGCCTAACGATATTCTCCGCTCCTAGACCATTCTTTTCTAACGCTCGAATTCTAGATTTTAAATATCGAACTTTACCTTTCAGCGAATCAATCGAATTCCAATTAACCTTAATATTCACTTTTATTTCCTCAATATTTATAGTATACAACAATAATAAAAATATAGCAACAACTTATTTTACATATTGCCCAATACTAACACCTAATTGGCCGGTGTCTGATGAATTCAAACTCTCTTTAATTTCGATTATTAATTTAGGTATATCTAACAAGTCGGAATCCTCTAGGAAAAAGCACTTAAAATCTCCGGCATCATTAATTTGAAGAGCGAGCTTATCTTCCCAACCGGTGTCATTACTACCATATCTAGCGTAGGTCAATACATGATGGCAACGCGCCGGCGGCGGAATATCGGCTTCTACTGCTTTCAGAAAATCGATTAAAAATTGTCGCATATCACTCCTAATATTAAGAAGATATCGAACGTTGGTATTTGCGCCTTACAAATATGATACACCTTAAATAAGTCTAATTTAAGAATATTTGCAATCGGTGATACTCCATTCAGGATATCGATTTCTATCCTCGAGCTCGATACCATCTTAATTCTTTTAAATCAACTGCATAAAATCATATTATTTTTCATATTTAAAATTGGGGGCGCACGAAGCGATAATCAACATGCGCCGCCTCCACCACCGAATCAGAAAGGATTCGGACTTATTACTACATACTTAATCTTTCGAGCAATAACCAATCTTCTGCTTCCTTTTTTGTAGAGCACGAATGAATAACCGTAGGAGGAATACACTCGTCGCATGGATTTCGACTATTTGAAAAATCGTAGGTTTTAATAACGTTCCATTTATTATCTACCCGATCATCTTTAACGATCTTCAAGGAAGTTTTCACAATGAAGTGGTAATTCACCTCGGATTTATCACACCTATTCAAATTTCATACCTTTCTTGGGAGTGTACGTCACCAACCAGGCATAACTGCCATCTTTATTTTTTGACAAATTTAGATATCCGGCAACTTTTTCTTTTCTGAGAGAATCAATAAAATCAAGGGCGGCCTTGGTCGTTTCAAATTCAGATGTCTTCTGCTTCATAATATCCTTTCTTATTCTGATAAGCTTTCGATTAAAATCGCTGATTCGGCTTCTTTCAATGAATCATATATTGCATATGTCACCGGGGGCAATAAGCATACCGGTTTTTATATCATAATGTTTAATTTCCACAGGATATTTTTCATTTTCCTTCGGCAACAATTTAAATGCGGCGCGATACCCATCCCAGATAGGCGGCCTACAAATCTTACCAAATGCAAAGTTTAAAGAAATTTTCTTCTTACCTTGCATATCGCTTTCCCGCAGGAACACCAGTTAACCACGCAAGATTAATTTTTCGAATATTGGAAACTTGCTCGCCATTATCTAATAGACCATTCCAGATTGCGGAAAGCTCGCGGGCTGTTTGCTCGGGTACATCAATTGCGATAAATTCATTTGTTGCGCCATTATAAACATCGAAGGTATCAATGGGCGCAGAACTGTTTTGCGCAGGTACAACAATTACATGATTACCTGCTTCACGAATTTTAATAGCGATTTCAGAATCAATTTCGTTCATCCAGTTCATAATGTCCTGCTTCCTGTGATTTTACTCACATTACCAGTGTAAACTATTTAGCATGAAAAGTCAAGCAACATCCCAAAATTATAGAGAAAATCGTTCAATCAAATTACGATCTCGAATAAACTCTTCGGCTTCCTTAAGAGAATTCTTCCCATAAAATCGATAATACTGAACTACTATCCTCCTACCGAAGGCCGAAGATTCGTCGTCCGAATATCTAGACTGAACTACAATTCGATATAGTGGGTTTTTATTCTTCGTTCCTGTTAGTTCGTAAAAATCAGGCATTTATTCCTCTTCAAACAATTTCTTCAAAATAGGTAATGCACGACGATAAAACTTGGCGCGAACACGCGCATGATTCTTTCTCCAAAGAGCTAAAAAGTTTTCGTGGCGGTTCGAGTAATTCGGCGTTCCATATAGTTGCACGTTAAATCGAATCCGCTCAAGAACTCGGGAGGCCGCCTGGTCCGCTAATACTGATCCCAGGCCTTTCGATGTTACGTAATTTTTTCCGAAACACGAAACAACAACGGTCTTTTTAACCTTCATATTTTTACCGTAATGACTCATTCAAACACATCCATTTCTGCCTCAGTAATGAGGCATTTATTCCTTTTCATATCCTTCAAACCACGGACCCATTCGGCGAGTTGCCTCCTTACCAGACGGGGTTTGCGTGGTCGCCGAACTAGTATCTTCACGCTTGCACCATTCTTGTGCTTGCTCCAAAGTATATCCTCGATACATGGTTCGTTTCCGCTTATTGGAATCAGCATAATACCGAACGATTTTGTAGGTTTCAGCCACAGATTATACCTTTCCGGAAGAAGCGGTAACCAACGCTACCGCTTCTTCCCTTGTAGTAACTACGCCTTCGAGTTGAGCAGTTTCGACCGCTTCTAGCAAAGTCTTGAATACCGGGCCTGCCTTAAATCCCATAGCAAGCAAATCGTTTCCGGTGAGCAAACGAACGGGATGAAGTTCATCCTTCATGTTGTCGCGAAACCCACGGCAAAAATTGTTTGCGGTGAGATCGCCATTACTACCAAGGCTGTCAACCCGGTTAAGTTCAAGCAGTTCAGAAAAATTTTCCATACGAACAAACCGCTTCATCTTTGACAACGACATCTTTTCCGTGTTAAAAAACCGCATATGATTTTCAACCAAAGACGACACCGTGCCGACAACTTCATTTGAAAACCGAAAATCACGAAGCAGCCGTTCAGCCATACGAGCCCCAACGTGCTCATGCCCGTGAAACTGATTATGTCCGGTCTTTTCATTTGTCTTTGCTGTGACCGGCTTCCCTACATCGTGAAGCAAGGTTGCAAGCGCCAACGTAAGAGAGCAGCCGGATTCGAGCATAGAAAGCATCTTCATTGTATGCTGCCACACATCGCCTTCCGGATGCCACATTGAATTCTGCGTAACCCCATGCATATTGCACAGTTCCGGCATAAAATGAACTAGCAAACCGGTGGTGTCCATTGTCTGAAAAGCTACCTGTACATTACCGCCAGTAAGAATCTTTGCCAGTTCACCAGCAACACGATCAGCGGGCAAAGTCGTAACATCCTTCGAACGCAATGTCATTGCGGACACGGTAAGCGGATCAAGCATGAACCCCAAACGAGCTGCAAATCGAACGGCTCGCAGCAGGCGCAAAGCATCTTCTTGAAACCGATCGCTAGGATTGCCGACCGTGCGCAAAACCTTATTTTCGAGGTCGGCAAGGCCATTAACAAAGTCAAATACCTTGCCCGATTCGTCCATCAGAAGTGCATTGACTGTAAAATCACGGCGCTTAACATCTTCCCTAGGATCCGTTGTAAACTTAACAGAATCCGGGCGGCGATTGTCAGAATACGCACCATCCTCGCGGAAGGTTGCAACTTCGAACTGCTCACCATTCACATTAACAACCGAAACGCCAAAATTCTTACCAACCAATTTCGAGGTAGAAAACAATTCGGTGACCTGATCAGGAGTTGCACTCGTGGCCAGATCCCAATCATGAACCGGAAGATTCAACAGTGAATCTCGCACGCAACCACCCGCGAAGTAGGATTCAAATCCCGCATTCTTAAGGGTGACTAGTGCTACCATCGCATTGTGATTCATCTCAACCATGCTTAAAGTATATCAACTTTCGGTTAGTTTGTCAAGAGAAAATTACTGGTTGAAAACAAAGGACTTAAATCACCCCAGTATGCCCTGATTCAATTCCGCCATACCAGACCACAACGGGCCCATATTGGGGCCCTGGTGGGGGAATTATAATATATCGACCCTTTTAAATCAATGACTTAATCGGTATCGTGGTCCTCATCGTTGGCCTTGGCAATAAGATCTCGCATAGAAGTCTTATAACGAGCGGGTTTTTCATGCTTTGGTGTGATTGCAAACGAAGCCTTAGGTGTACCAATACGATCTCGGGCATTCGATTTCACTTGAGCAACAGCACTGAAAACATCCTTTTTACGCTTCGACATTATTTTCTCCGATTTCTTAAGGTTTTATAAAGAACAAATCCAGCAACAATGCCAGCAAAATTAGCTGCTCGTTGTTCGGGAGTCCAATGAAAACATCCGGCCAATTGGCTAATCAAAAACATCAAAAAACCAAAGGACACAAGCGCAATTCCTCCGAATACAATCCAAACAATTGCACCTAAAATTAAATTCATTTGATCTCCTTACTTAAATAAGTATAACAAATATCAGTCTAAATGTCAACCGAATATAAAGTCTTTGCTATAAACTGTTTACAGTTCTGAAATCGAAAGTTCATTTAGACATTGAAACTCTGTGCCTTCAATTGTCTTTTCCCAGTCGGCATGGTAATGCCCAAAATTCCAATATTTCGGCTGATATGCCGAAAACATTGCGGACAGTGCTTGCCCTGTTCGAGTCGGATAAACTTCCGGATTGCCATACAATGAATGCCGAAGTAAAATGTGCGCTGCTACTTTCGTGGGGCAATCATGTGAGAGCACAATTTCTGGTCGTTCATTGATATAAAGTTCAAATGCATCTTCGAGTTCCTTAATCGAAAGCTCTTCATCGTACCACCAGGTTAATCCCGATCGGCGAAATCTTTGATCGATACTCCAAGCGCCAGACAAGTAAAATACTTTTCGATCATCGATAATTTTAACACCATAATCACCCAGATAATTGGGGTGTGCTCTTGCTACTGCGGGGTTATCATGATTTCCGCGAATAAAATAAAAATTTTCAGGGAAAGTTGGAAGCGTAGATTGCCCTGGAAAACCGACACCAAAATCCCCCACCTGAATAATTGTCTTGCCGGGATTTTCCGTTACAATCTTTTTGCATTCCTTAAATTTTCCATGTACGTCACCAATTAGCAGCATACTTTTTCCTCTCGGTATAAATGTTAACGGAAATATTTCCGATAGTTTCTACTCGTGAAATACCGGTGATTCGATCTCGGGCGGAGCCCCGTTTTCATTTGAAACATGCTTCCACGTTAATTTACCGGTTCGAATTTCTTCCAATGCAATCTTTGGTAGCCGGCAAAAAGGTATTTCTTCTCGGCCCGGATTAAATTCTTTTGAAAGTCCATGCTTAATCGACGCTCCGTTGATAAGCTGATTTGTTCGGGCCATTACCATTGTTGCCAGCAGATATCTACTACCAACCTTTTCTAAATGTGATTGGATTGTTTTGATTTTTTCTTTTTCGTTTAACATTTTTTCCTTTTGTTATTCTGAATATACTTCTTCGAATTCAACCTGGTCGTAATACGGATTAACAACTAATTTCGCCATCGGATACCATTGTCCCTTGTGCAAAAATCTATCGTCGACTACTACATAATTCGTTAACTTTTCAAAAAATTGCGGAAGATGTTTTACAAAATATTGATGCAATGGAATTGCAACCTGCCGCATTGAAGGATGTGCAGTTTCCGGTGTTCGTTTATAGAAAAAATTCCACCAGCTACCTAAATTTAGACTTGCAGCATATTCTGTCTTCACGCCTTGAGGAAGCCAATACCGAGCCTTTTCTGGGGTCCACCCACGAGTCCGCCATTTTGCGTATCGGGAATCATCGGCTCGTGTATCACTAACAAATTCTGCCCAATCATCATTGTTATCTGAGGAATATTCATTAACCCACGGTGGCAAAATATATGATGCACCTTTATTTAACTCGCCTTCTTTTGCATAATCAACGTACCTTGTACTTTCCTGCAGGTAGGCCGCCATTCTGTGACGCACGCCTTCGTGGGAGACTCCTCGATCTGTAATGAATGTCGACGAAATCATTCGATGCTCGGCAATTCCGGTATGCCGATTTGTATTGAAAAGTCTACCGGGAAATGTGAGATAGGAATCATCGGTCATTCGACCTTCTGATTTATAACACTTTCTGGAAAACATTTCAATTTTCTTTAACATGTGTTGCGCCAATGTCATTCCATTAGGCAACAGCATTTCGAGGTCGTCTTCGACGATAACAACGGGTTTAATGATTCTCATATATAATGTCCTTAGTTCACAATTGGTACCCATTTACCAGAAAACCATGTGCCTGGATTATACCATACCGATGTAGATACGTATTGCTCAGTACGCACAAGAGATAACGAACGACTTCCGGTATTCAAAAATTTGCTGCAAGCCGGACAACGGTCGTACGGATCATACCCACTGCAACAGTTCCGATAAAGATGTGCGCCACAGGCGCCGCATTGCATAACAAATCGTCTATCCATTTAAATGGCCTTCTATTCCGGTATTTGAACTAATTGCTTTTCTAGAAAATCCCCACAGGTAAGACAGGTATTCGTGTAGAGCAATACATGCCCATCTGACCGTTCGTTATACAGTGAATCGCGATATATTCTTACAGATTTAAATTCCGAAACAAGTTTCCATTTATCTTTATCAAACGTATGACGATGCGGCGATGCGGTTTCAATCAATCCCCAAAATAGCTTCATATGATTTTTCCTTGAATTACCATAAAAATAACGGGCTGAATCTGTCAGCCCGTTATTTTAATTGATTTTCGAATTAGGCTACGTCGTTGACGGTTGCAACCTGGGGAGTGGAGGTTAGTGCAGATTGCGCCTTGGCGCGGATCGAATGACCCTTGCGAGCGGAATTGACAATGGTAGTAACCAGCGAGTCGGCGGCAACCGGACGCTTCTCAATGGGCTCAGGACCTACCGGCTTGACCGGCGTCGGAAGTACGGGAGCAACCGGCTTCGCAGCAGCCTTTGCGGCCGCCTTCGTTGCCTTCTCGGCATCCTTCACAATCTTTGCATTAGCACGGGCGAGCTCCTTCGCTGCCTTTGCCGCGGCACGCTCAAATACCTTCGCGGCCTTTGCCGTTTCCTTGGCGAGCTTCGCAGCAGCCTTCTCTTCATCGGTCTTCGTTGCCTTGGTAGCGCGAGGAGTGCTACGCACAACCAATGAAGTTTCCTTGGAGGCAAGTGCTTCGAGATTAACGCCCACGGGCTTCGCTTCCTGCAGGAATGCAATGGCATCAGTCTTGGTCATAGGATTGGGCAGCTCGACCAGTACAACATCGGTGTCGCCATAACGCTCCAGCATCTTAACACGTCCAGCAACGTCCTGCGCGAAACGCGCCTTGTAGGAACCGTTAGAAAGTGAAGTACCGGCAACAGTGAACAGCTTTGTGTCTACATTACTCATAATTGAATTTGTCCTTTTCGGTTGGGGCGCTGCTTTGCAGTCACCGGGTTAACTTTTATAACGGAATGATCAGTCGTCATTTCCGTTACGTTTATCTCATCAACATAATCAGTATAGCAAACTTGGATTTACTTGTCAACCGTTACCTACCAAAAATTACAGAAAAAAATCCAATTACGGCAGATGTAATTACGCAACACATCGCGGTAATGGGAAAGTGTGTTAATAGTGCGCACGCTGAGGTAAGCACCAACACCTGCGAACACCAGAGCAATCGATTTCTCATGAAACCTCTTTCTCATTCACTAAACCAATTATAGCAAAATTCGAATACATTGTCAACCAAAATTTATTCGGGAACCACTTCCCCGATAAGCCTAAACTGCGAGAGCCGGTCTTGCGCAGTGATTTTCCCCATCGAAATAGCTCTAGAACGATCCGCGCCATACTGAATTTTGTTGGGTTCTGCGTCGGACATATTGCGCCATGAGAAGCCAGTCACATACCAGTTGCAAACAAAGGACTTATTTCGCCCTTTCCCACGATACATGGGAATCTGAATGATGAACTTTTTCGGGGCAACTGATTGATCCGGCATAGTTGTTCTCCTCACTGAAATAATTATAGCAAATGACGATCACGATGTCAACTGCAATTTTTACATCGGTAAAGTGTTGATTTTAAAGGACCGATTTCCTGATTTTACCCCAGCAGGGCCCCAATTAGCCTCTGGAGTAGCATTATATTGTCGAAAAAATTGGTGGCATTTTGGGGCAATATAAGTCCTTTATTTTCAACAGATCATTTTTTGTGTTTTCCGATCATTTTTCGCTTGCATTCGGTACCGAACTTTGCTATACTTATTTCAGTGAGGAAATAAGATATGAGCGTAGGAAAATACAGTCCGACCGTAAGCCGTTGGTATGCCAAGGATCAAAATTGGTGGGCAAAAAATGGCGGAGGACGCGGTAACGGTATTAATCCTGAATGCTACGATGACGACGAAGGATTTGATTCGTACGGCTATAGCGAAAACGGCGAGGGGCCGGATCGTGCGGGCAATACCGAAAGCGAATATTTGTGCGGCGGCGAATGGGATGAGGATGATTATCGTCATCCGTTGTATGACTCCGTTTCCGACGAATGGTGGATGGGAAAGCAGAAATATAAAAATCAATTGTAATTTTCGGTTGACAAGTGATCTGATTTTTGATACACTTATTTCAGTGAGGGAATGGATGAAAGCTAACGAAAAGGTTGCTGCTCAGGTGGTTGGTTTTGTTGCCAAGATTCAAGACGAAACGAACAAATATTATGCCGAAAACTTCAAGAATCTCACGCCGTCCATTATCGAAATTTCTAATGGCGGGAAGTTTTTTAAGGTCATTAAAAGTGACCAAGGCAGCAGAAGCGTTTATTGCTTCATTGACAAGCAAGCCGGCGACATCTACAGGGCCGCTAGCTGGGCCGCTGCGGCAAAGCATGTGCGCGGAAATATTTTTGATGCCAATTTCGGCTGGGGAACCGCAGTTAATTTGTACGGTGCGAATTACCTTTGCTAACTCAGAAAGGAACATATGACAGATCCGATTATTGCAGAAGGACCACATTCAATCACCACATTTATTACCTCGAACGTTAGGCACCTGGAAATTGTTCGATCGGGAGATTGTGAAAATGTTATTGTATTCACGGACAATAAGTGGCTGAAAATCACTGCGTTCGTTAATAGTGCAAACGAACCGCAAATTCGAATCGCAGAAATCCAGTTTGATTCGACGCCGAAAAAGAAGGGGTAATATGAGAGCACACATTGGTATTCTGGCACTTTCGCTAGCGGCTATGTCACTTGCAGCGCAAGAACTGCCATCGGTCCCCACACCAAATCTTGATCGATCTGAAAAGATTTTACTTGGGGCTGACATTACTGCTCGAGGGCTAGATACATTTTCTACTCGATACATGCTAACGGGAAACGATCACGACCGTGAAGATTTTTTGCCCAGCAAGATTACAAATCATACTGCGGCACTGATAGGATTTGAAGGCGGAATGGTCGGCGTTGATTATTTTGCCGCACGATATCTAAATCGGCATGGGCATCGTAGGCTCGCTAGAGTGTGGTTAGCTACGGATGCCTCAATTGTTACACCGTTTGCTACTCATAATTTATTTTTGCAACGTAATCGTCCGAAGCAGCCGATTATCCCACATTTATTTCCTATTGGATAAAAAAGTTTTAATTTTGGAATGAGGAAAATATGACCTGACGATTTGAAAATTAAAATAGAAAATTGATAATATTGAACAACCAGTTAACGAAAAGCCCACCTAGATAGGTGGGCTTTTCGTTAGTGAATTTTAAAACATATTCGTCCGTTTGGCCTTGCACTCGCTGAATACGCTTTTTGGGACTGAAATTGGACCTTTCCCTGAAATACTGGTGGCCAGATAACATTGAAATCTGTGAATGCTGCCCCGGTTCCGGTCTTACTTATTTTGGTCATTACCTGAATCATATTTGACCTAGCTAAGATAGCTTTGAAAAATTCGGTAACTAAATCTTCTTGCTCATTAAGGTGAGCAGTTACTAAATGAGCAACTACCGTAAGAAGATGCAACCCGACAGTATAATTAGGACTTGTGGTAACTGGGTTATAAATTTTATTGGCCAACAATTTTTGCAGCTTTTTAGTTACGTCGGTTTTAACAAGATTGGGATCATCAATGGCCGCCTTAATTTTAATCAAATCAGCGGCGTCAATAATTCCATACATAACACCTAATTCAAGTGGACCATCAATTGCGGATTTATTCTTTAAAAGATTAATTACATTAAATAGATATTTGTATTTTTTCTTTTTAACAAGATCTTTAAATCTTTCAGGATTTTTTTCAATTACCGAGGATAAACTTGTAATGCTAGCAGCGGCGCCGCCTTTAGAATTTTTTGAACTAATACCTAATTTTGTATCAGCGTCAATGTTTAAATAACTATCTACCAACTGTTCGTTGCCTGCCATCGGAAAAGAGCAGGTTTTAATCTTTGCCCAGCTTGATCCCATTGGCTTCAATAATTGTTCCTCAACTTGTTGGTATGCGCCGGATATAAAATGACCGGTCATTAATGCAATCGGAGCCCCGGTTTCACCTAAATCAACTTCATATGAACTAATATACTGGGCTGCATTTGCAATAGGACTTGAAAACCCGACTTGAATATTCTTAAGAAGTTTGGGCACCTGCTCAATTACTTCTAAAGGAAGTTCGGTATGGGTTATAATATTTTCGTCAATTTGTTCCAATAGATCGTCAATTGTAAATCTCGCATCGACCCCAACAACGGTTAATGGTTTAAGATTTAATTCAGATTTTTGTTGAGCATCATTTGATAATGCAAACCCGGTATCTCGAGCGAAATTGCTATTGCTCCAATAAAATGGGATTGCACTCGGACTCTTGGATACAAATAGTTTTACAAACGCAACTTTTTGATTACGGCTATTTGTCCAGAGAGTAATCATTGCCGCTCTTCCCGCAGTATTCGTAATATGCCAATTGGCGGGTAAAATTTTTGCGGTGATTTTATATTGTTCCAATGCATCCATTACTTTTTGCTGCCCGGTCTTTAATAATTTTTTCTGCTCGCCTAAAGGCAGCAATCTTGCTTTAGCCGGAAGGCTGGAAACATCATCATTTGCATAAAACAATCCAGTCTCGGGAAGAAGATAATTTCCGATTGCCGTTAAAACTTCTCCTTCCTTATTTGAAACCGTAATAGTTTTGCCCGCTGCGGCTTCCTGGGTTCTTACAAAAATTCCTCGACTCGATTCAAACAATTCAAAGTATCGCATATTAGTATTTACCTAGAATATACCTAATTTTTTCAAAACCCGTGCGGCGCCATCTGTATATACTTTCAACGCATAATAGTCACCATGTATTAATATTTCATTCCCCGAGTTAACCGCATTGACAAAATTTTTATTCTTTAATCCAAAAATAGAAATTGTTGCCGACGCATCAGCTCTGCTAGCAAGTAAAGGACCATGCGGGGTATTAATCCAGGACATATATTTTCGTTTCTTACTCCATGTAAACGAGAATCCATCACAAGGAAAAATTATATACAATTCTCCAAAATTTTTAGCTTGCATATAATCGGCAATGCAAAACATACTATTACTTCGTAATGCAGTAAACCCCATTATTCTTAGGCATGAATCAAGATAGAGTTGTTGCTCTTTTGACATACCTCTGGGCGTTCTATGTTCCGGCGAGTGGCTGGTAAATGAAAATTCGGTGTGGTTATAAATTCCGGAAAACAAAAGATTCTGACATACATTAAATGACTTGATAGCCGTAGAACAATTGTCTTGAATATTATTTGCTACCATTTCTGCCATCTCCAATCGTTCCAGAGGAGTTGAGTTCTCAATTTCGCATATTTTCATATCGATCTCAAATCAACTCCGACTTCTGCCAATACCGCAGGATAAGCAAATCGAAGTTTTTCCTCTTTTTTAGGATCATTTTTCAATGCAGCCATTATACTTTCAACTGACTCAATATCTTTTCTCGTTGCTTTAGCATTCAATAATTTTTTCGCAATGAAATCTGGATTATTGCCATTTTTAAGAAGTTTCTTTGTGTCAAGAGTAGTTAATCCTTCCTGCTCTTGATATCGTAAATTCATCGACTTTGCAAGATTATATAATAGCTTATTCTTTACTAGATTTTTATATTTACTATCAGGATTCGCACGAATTGCCCATCTCGCAAATTCAATGTCGGATACAAACATTAAATCTACCTGAACGAAACCATTTTTCGGGTTGCCAGAGATCGGGCAACGCATCGTTACACTACTGCCTAATTTTTTTGCAGGCATAACGGCCGTCATATTATGAGCATCTGTCCATTGTCTGATAGTAACTAATAATTCATCTTTAGTTATTTCCGACCTATCAACTGCTAGATCGATATCTCCACTCGTTTCTTTAATACCCGTTGATCCGAGCATGTTATTCAAAAGCGAGAGACCGGTAATACCCTCTAGAAAAGCGACCGTAGGTTTTACTTGGGCTCTAGCAATACGAATTACAGCTAAGTCGCCAACAAAGGCATTACCACCCTCAAATAATAATTCTGCAATTTTCATATAAGTATTTATTTCAATGTGCTATAATATTACATGAGCAAAATACAAGTATATCAAATATGTTATCTAAAGGAACAACTGGAAAAAGTTAAATTGCCGTTTGTTCCCTATAATAATTTAGAAAATTTGCATCCCGAATTATGTGAATACCAATCTTTTGAACCAGGACAGACATATGCATTACAGCACGGATTAGATCTATGGGGATTTGTTAGTCCAAAGTTTGAAGCAAAGACTAATATTACTGGCCAGCAATTTATCGATTTTATCGAAATAGATCCGAATCGAGCCGATGTCTATTTTATTAATCCAACTCCGATTAATGAAAGTCTATCTCCTAGTGTAATTACTCAAGGCGAGAATTGTCATCCCGGACTAAAAGATTTGATTCAACGAAATCTTAATAAGATGCACATATCTGTAGATTTAAATAAACTTTGGATGGATTCAGAGACATTCGCGCTTTGTAATTATTTTGTTGGAAATAAAATATTTTGGAAACAGTATATTGATTTTTTAAAGTTTTTTATCGATATGGTAAAAACGGATTCAGCCGATTACGATATGATGTTTAAAACCGCCGCTCATTATGGACCTAACGCCGCACTCCCTTATTTTACCTTTGTCGTAGAACGGCTGTTTAGTGTCTTTATTAATACAAATCATAATATAAAGGTAGAACATTACCGTTATACACGGGATGAATTACTAAATAAAACAAAATTGCCGCCTCATATCTTAGATGAACTGCGCTCGTTGTCCGACATAAAAACCGCGGCAATCTCCGGTGGGCGCCATGAATTATTAGAACATTATATTTTTTATAGAAATCGATTGGCGCAGGCTAATCCATATCTTTTCAATTTGGAGTAATATGATCAAAACTTTATTTTTAATCGGTAGCGCATTGCATACCAAGCATGGTGTCTATTCTGCCGAACAACGATTAGAGCAAACTATTAATACATTAAAAAGTGTGAAAGATAAAATTCCCGATGCGCAAATTATTCTTTCCGAAAGCAGTGGGGAAAGCAGTATTACAGAAGAAGAATCTGCAATTCTTAAACCGTATCTATTAGGACTTATTAATTATAATACCGATATCCAGGTTCAACAAATTTATAAATCAACCGATAATTGGGATGTTGTAAAATCGTATACAGAATTACTTGTAACTGGTAAGACCTTAGATTTTGTAGTTAGCCGGCCGAAATTATTAGAAAATATTGATCGAGTATTTAAATTGAGTGGAAGGTATTTTTTATCCGACGGGTTCTCAGTGGAAACGTTTGAACATAGGAACAAATATATGTTTGCCGCCCGAAGAAATAGCCAATTTCCAGCACAGGTTACCGGTGGGTTAAATTTTCAGTTTATGTCGAGATTGTGGAGTTGGCCGGCTGATCGAACAGCGTTGGTCTTTTATCGGTATAATCTAATGTTAGAAGAATTTAGTAGTGCATTAGAAATTGGACAATATAAAGATATTGAGCACCTATTGTTCAGATATTTCGGCAATCATCCTAATACCTTAGAGTTATCAAAAATAGGCGTTAGCGGAAATCTAGGGCCAAACGGAATTAAAGTCACAGACTAAGGAAGGAGCCAATTGGCTCCTTCACTTGTCTTATATAGCAAATTACTTGCGGGAAAATTCTTCAACACCCAATTTATGCAATGCTTCTGTGACTGCTCTAATTTGCTGACGGCAATCGTCGAGCGAGTCATGACTAGCCGGATATTCTTGTGTAGTCGTCAATGCACGTAATGTTCTGCTATCTGTTACACGCCAATACTGCCAAGGAATATTCTTGCTGTGTTCTCGATATAAATTATCAAGCATTGGAAAATCAACTGCGATTCCTTGTGCCCAAAGTCGGTCCTTATTCCATACAAATTTGGTTAACTGGGCTAGTGCATGTTCAACTGATACCCGTCCGGTATCGCTGAAAATCTTTTCAATAACCGATGGATCTTGCTTGGCCCACCACTCTAGAGTTGCGGGATCTTCATAACGATTCTCCTGATCGTCTAAAGACAGCAATAAATCTAAGGTTGGATTATCTGATAAATCTGCTGTATAATCAAACGGATCAAATGCTACCGCAGAAATTGATAATACTTTCGCATTTGGAATAGTTCCACAGGTCTCGAGATCGAGCATAATATTTGTATAATTCTTCATGTTTTTATTATACATTATATTTCTAATAAAAGTCAATAAATATAATATGCGACTAAATAAATTAATGAAACCATTTAAAGATTTTGAAAAAGAGAATCCGGATGACTTATGGGATGAAACGCATGGCGGGCAAAAAGTATACAACTCTCCTACTAGAGAAATAATGAATTTTATTGATAAGCACTGTAAAAAAGCTGTTACAGCCATGCAAGATACGCAAACATTTTTATATCGTCGAATAGGGTATGATGTTGGCGTACCCAATGTATTTCATGGTATAACGCCGACAGCGCGTGAATCATACAGCGCGGAATATGATCAACCGCTGTTAGATAAAATATTACAACAGTGTGGATTTTCTTCATTACGCTCAAATAGCATCTGTTGCACGGGCAGCAATACAGATTTATACGGATTCGGTAAATTATATCATATTTTTCCCGTTAAGGGTTTTGATTTTACATGGAGTCCAAAAATTGAAGATATTGGAGCAAATAACGAATTGGCAAGTTCGTTGGCACGCGAAAAGCTAGTTAGTTCTCCAAAAAAATTTGTTAAATACTGGCAATTCTCAAAAAATAATTTTGCAATGGCTCTGCACAGTAAAAATGAAATTACTATTCATGGTCAATATATCGCATTGGCCGATAAGTATCATACCGAACTAGTAAAACGATTTGGTATAGGAATATAATGAAAATATTCGAATTATTGAAACCAATTGAAGACGAGGATAACCTCGATGTTTGGACCAACGGGTTTGGTGGTTTTAAAAATTACGAGCAAGAAAAATTGGAACATGTTTTCGAATTTATATCTAAACATTGTAGTCAGGCCGTAAAAGATATGCAATCAAAGAATAAATTTTTATATCGCGGAATTAACGCGCCCTCGCCGACTATTTTTCTGGGGGCGACCCCGGTTACGCGGGAACCGTATGGTATGGGAAAAGATCAACAATGGATATTAGATAAAATATTTAAGCTAACAGGATTTATTTCATTAAGAAGAAATTCAATATGTGCAACTACCAAACCCGATGAATATGTAAATTTTGGAAAAATATATTATATTTTTCCGGTGAATGGATTTAATTTTACCTGGAGCAAAATTATAAAAGATGTAGGTGGTAATAATGAAATTTATAATGAGCTGAAAAAATTATATAATTCCTATATAGGAATTAATCGATTAGACCAGGATGCCGCAAATAAATTTATTAAAAAGTGGGACTTTCGAAATAATAATTTCGATCAAGCTCTTTGGGTAGGTAATGAAATTACAATTAATGGGCAATATGTTGCTATTAAATCATCAGATTATCCATATATCTATGCAGTTAAAGAATATTTTGGGATAACAGGCTAGGTACAATGAAAATATACGAAATAATAAATCCGAGTGACATTAATACCAGTACAGTAGATGACTGGGCCGATAACTACGGTGGCATTAAAAATTACAACTCAGAAAAATTAGAAAAAGTTCTCGATTTTATAACAACACATTGTGATGTACTACCTATTATGCAGAAGAATAATACCTTTTTATATCGGGGTATTGGAGGTATCAGTAACCGGCCTGTTATTTTCCACGGGCTTACACCCATAAGTAGGTTGTCCATATGGGCTAGCCCATATGGACAACAACTCTTGGATCATATATTTGAATTGAATAACTTTCCCGCCCTACGAAAAAATTCTATTTGTACCACGTCGAAAGTGGAAATGTCATTTGGAGCAACTTATTTAATTTTTCCGTTGACAGGTTTTAATTTTACCTGGAGTGCAAGAATTAAGGATATCGGAAGTAATTCCAATCTATATTGGGAACTAAAAGATTTTAATGATTCGAGAAGAATAGATGCTATCACCCGTGATGAAGCTAAAAAATTTGTTGATAAATGGGAATTTTTCGGCAATAAGCATTTTGATATGGCTCTTAGAATTGGAAACGAAATAATAATCAATGGCCAATACATCGCTATTAGTGGGTCGTTGTATGGCGAGGCAGCTAGAAAATATTTTGGCATAACAGACTAGACTAAATATTAATATGAAAATATCTGAAGCGATTTTAAATGAGGGCGTCCACGATAATTTTAACTTTAAGGCTATATTTTTAGTCGGGTCGCCCGGTAGTGGAAAAACTACCATTGAAAAAGAATTTGGTCTCGAGACCCGAGGATTCAAACAATTAGATATAGATCGAACCAAACTACATTTAAAAACATTATCAGATTATGAGACAGCCGGTAAAACTACCGAAAAACGTTTTAATCTATGGGCCAATGATTATTTAGGATTAATTATTAATACTACCGGAAGAAATGCAGACGTAATAATTCGATTGAACAAAAAATTAAAAGAATGTTATTATCAAACATTCATGATATTTGTAGACGTTGACGAATCTATTGCAAGAGCGAGAATAGAATCAAGATATCAAACGGCACTAGATCGTGCAGATAAACGCAAAGTAGACCTTGATTATTTCCAGGAAGCATATTCTTCTGTTAAACAGAATATAGCATTATATGAATTATTATTTGGGCGATATTTTTCGTTAGTACAGAATAATGAAAATATGATTGATCAAGATCTAGATATTGCCCGCAGAAAATTAAATAATTTCCTGCTGTCTCCAAATAGTCCAGAAGCGCAATCTATTATGAAGGGTGTTAAAACAAAAGCTATTGCGGGAATAGGTAGAAAATATCCAAAACTTTCTGGTAGGCGGCCCTAATTAATATTAAGAAAATATTGACCCAATGCTTCATTAAATTTATTTGACTCTACTGCTACGTACGAACCGTGAATCATAACTTCGTGATCTAATTTAATCGCGGTATCTAGCCGAGTTTTCAATAATTTATTCAGTTTGACAAATTGTTGGGATGCAATTTTTGGATTAAGTGAATTTGATATTAGTCTATTAATTTTTGCTCTTAATTCGGGTGTAAAATAATGACGAACTTCTTCAACAGTTGCCGATAATTTTGCAGCAATTTGCATAAACTTTCTTAACTGGGCAAGATCATAAAAATAGCCATCTCCGCTACCGCCCCACGTAAAAGGCTTAACATATATTTCCACAGCATTTTTTATAGCAATATTTGCAAGGGTTGCCTTGTGTGTATCGTCTCGGGTACTATAATAGATGTCGTTAAAAATATTTCGCAGGGCACTATAATTCGGGGATAAGAAGCGCGGTTGAATAACCCAATCAAGATGCTCTAGGTATACTCAAATCCATTAATAGGAAAAATAATATATGGATCGCCATATGTCAACGCATTCTGCTCTTCTCCAGTGCAAAAAATACTATTTGATCGTAGTGCTTTAAATCCTTGCAATGTTAAATATTCATCGACTATTAACTGAACCGCTGGATCGGTATCTCTAGAACGTCGGTCATTGCGTGGGCTGCCTAAAAAAATTTTTGAAGGCGAATCATAAGTTTTAATTCCTCGATATAAAAATCTATTGGCGGCTTTGGCCGATGCTAAAAATTCGGAGCAATGTTCTTCGATAAATTTGCACACTTGTATAAGTCTGTTTCTATCAACCCTAGAATACGTTGAAAAAAGATTGGCTTGAATTTCGGGGGCCTGTCCTCTCGGAAAACTTGTCGTTTCGCCTGGATTAAGTTCTGGAAAAGTTGTCATATAGATATTTATGCGATGAGGTAATTCGGTGAACTACCACTTCTCTAAAGAGAAGTGGCTTCCTGTTTCCAAGATGAATCTCTTTTCCAATTGATATCTATCAATATTTTGCTTAAGAAAATTATTCCAAACAAATCTCAACTGCCCTTGCCATTCCACAAGAGTTTTCTCTTGTTCTTTGGTTGGAGTTAATCGATATTTGAATGACTTGAACATAAATATATTTAGCCATTTATGAAAAATATAACAATTAAGAGCTTAAAAGGTATATCTTAATTCTAACTCGCTACATCCGTGGCTCTTAAGAACAATACGGGCTTATCTCGTAATCGAGCTAAATAATTACATGAAAGCCGACGAATTTGAAATCAGTATAAATGATACATTAACCCGAATAAATGATTCCTGTAAGGAATTTATTTCCGGTGTCAAAGCCGCTAATACATTTTTATATCGTGGTATTGATACAAGAAAACCATTTTTTAATGCGGCGACACCTAATACTAGAATGCCGCTAGGGCAATCATTACAAGAGCAGGCGATGCTGGATCATATTCTTAAAACAAACGGATTTACCGCGTTAAGATCAAATTCAAGAAGCTGCACACCAAATATAACAGAAGTCTACCTATTCGGAAATCCATATTTGATTTTTCCAGAGGATGGATTTTCTTTTACTTGGAGTCAGCATGTTTCGGATATCGGTATTAGTCGACTTGTTCAAAAAGAATTACATAATTGGATTGCCCCGAGAAATCCATTTTCAAAACGCGGAAATATTCCAACACATGAAGAAGCATTAACTTTCATTAAGAATTTGGGTTTTAGACACGACAATTTGCCGGAAGCGTTAGCCTCCGGCAATGAAATTATTATTCATGGAAATTATTTTGCGTTAAGTCGGTATTATATTCAGGATGCATCTAACTATTTTAATATTGAAGAGGGCTCCTAAAATTATAGCAAGGCTTTAATTTGCTCCCAAGCTACTGGATATAAATTCCAAGCGTCAACCCCAATGTTAATTTTACGGTTGTTACCCGCTAGCATAGGAACATGATCGTGAGTGTGCCCGTAAAGATTAATTGGATCGTTAGGTAGAACATTTGCTGGGCAATGACTTAACCATAAAGGAATACCGTCTAGTTCAAAATTAACAACTTTTTTCTCACTGAATTTAACTACTTGCTCGGCTAGTCCCGGACTTTGCAATAATGAATTTCGATCATGATTGCCGCCGATAAACATTTTCCAATTACCATTTAATCGATTTCTAAATGGCATAAGCACTTCAGGACTGTGTAATCCAAAATCACCTAAATAATAAACTTCATCATCATTTCGAACAACCTCATTCCAGTTCTGAATGAGTCGCTCATTCATTTCTTCGACATAAAAAAATGGTCTATCGCAATACTTAATAATGTTACGATGCGAAAAATGGGCATCTGAAGATAGAAAAATATTTTTCAATATGCAAACCTCTCAATTAAATCTGTTTGTATTTCTTTCCAGGCATACTCCCACGCCTTGTCGGATGATCTGAACCAACCATCAATTGGGGTGCAAAAAGTTAATAGGCCTGGTTCCTCCATCCAAGAATCTAGCATAGGCGAGCGAAAAACTCGATAATATATTCCATACTTGCGACGCAATTTGGCATCAGGGTAAATTTTAACGACTTTTTCTTTAATCATCCGTTGTTTCGGAGAAGACATTATTGCTCCAATCGTTTTAACAATTCTTGCTCGCAATGCTCATATGCATTTTTCCATGCAAGTTCTAGGTTTTTATCAGCCGGATACAGAGATCGAGTCGGAGTTAAAAAAATCCTAAATAAAATTTTTTGTTCGCCGTTAGAAGTTCTAATCTCGAATATCCAATTTGCCTTGGGATAAATTTCCCTAACTTTTGCTTTGTAATTCATTGGCTTAATACCCGAATTAACAATAGATCTTCACCCAATTGATATAATGATAATGCGTTTTCCCAGGCACCGTCCTTGGTTTTTGATTCGATGCCAAGTGCATTATATCCAGTATACCCGGCATACCAAGACAAATTGGATCGATGAATTTGAAATCTACCGGAAGGATTGTATTTTAAATAACATCCGGGTCTAAATTCTCGCATTTTTCTTTCTGCTTCGGTCATATCGACAATCTTTCTACTATCTTTTCCTGAATATAATACCAAGAATCTATCCAGGCAGTATCTATTGAATGCGAAAATTTATCAGAAAGCAATGTGCTAGTAGGATAGTTGGCATTGGATTCAACAATTCGATATCCATTGTCTAAGAGATATGCCTTTTTCGTAACGGCATTCGGAAACATTGCAAGAATTTTATTCTTCGCTTCTACTGAGATAATCTCTTCAATAGTAGCTCCTGCAAGCAGATCCATGTTTCCCTCCAAGTACGATTGGAATTTGAACTCCAAGCTGGCTGCAATGGTTTACCGAGGTGTGTTATTATTTTACACCAGGATCCACAGCGCATCACTCGGGCGGTGGGATAGTGGTATTTTACTTGTTCTTTTGCATACTGCGAAATCTTCGATGCCATTATATTCGACTTTCCCAAATTATTTGCCATTAATGAAGAACATAATCCTTCTTTCTACCTTGGGCAATTCCAAAATGTTTTTACAGGCCGTCTAGCATACGTTCGATGGTGCCGTCGTCGTACTCCCAATAACGGCATCCATTATAACAACTCCAATGAGTTGAACCATCGGTATAGTCAACGGGCTTACACCCCGATCGCCCGCATACCTGGCAATCGTATCCACCGGTTAGCGCTTTCCAAAAAGCAATCAATCGTTTCATTATTTACCGCCAAATTTTGCTGTTAGGCGTTCGAATTCTTTCCGATCATGCGCTTCCCTCTCCCGCTCTTTACGTGCTTCTTCAATCTTATATGCTTCTTCCGCCTCGGTTTGAGCTCGGCGTGCGGCGGCCGCGGCCTTTGCCAACGCGTCGAATTCGTTACGCTTAATCGTGGCTCTTGCATCAGCCATGAGTTTTCGACCGGGCTCTTCGTCGTAGTCATACTCACCTTCGGAATTGGTGATAAGATTGTCATAATCTGTAGTTTCACCATTAAGATTGTTGTACTCCGAGGTCTTGCCATCGATGAAAATGGTAAAGTCATAGCCATATTCGCGGTCCTCGACTTTGTAAGTAATTTTATCCACAAGGAAACGAAGAGCCTCCTCGCGGTCGGTGGTATTTAAATACTGAAAATCGGACGAGTAGGAGGCCACGTGACACCCCATACAGTAATCTTCATTATCAGCCTTGTAGGCGAGTATTAAATATTTTACCATAATACAATCCTTTCTTTAATTAATGGATTAAAATTGTTTCCCACTCTTCAAAAAAGAGCAGCAACACGCATCTCATTAATCTTGCATTCGACTTAACTAGCTAGAATAACTTAAATTTTCGCATTCTTATCTGTTTTGTTTGCCATTTAATTATAGGTTTTCGGCGTTCATATTTTGACCGCAAGAAGAACAGACGTCTCAATTAGCAGACGACAAAACAACCATATTTACCTCTCTAGATAGGTTGTCCCATCGAATGGTAACTCTATTACCTGCAATGGTAATTCCATTAATGTTAATTTCAGCGCCACCCTTACCGGTAACAATGTTGCCCAATTCATCCGAAACCTTCTTAACATTGATAGGATCGGTAATCTCGTAAACACCATTTTTCATTTAAGCATCTCCTTTAATTTTAAAATAGTGGGATTTAAATCCCACTATTTTAAAATTGGTTTCCCATCATAGAAAGTTCAGCAACTCGCATCCACTTGTCATTCTCGTCGAACGTCCTGGCGAGACCGGCCAATTTAATGACAGTGCGCAGGCTAAGCTCGTTAAATTTCGAAGCGTTATCACGCACGAACTTCATAACCTTTGCGCTCATTTTATCGGACAGTTTGAACTGGGAAAGCATCTTATGATTCGTAACCAGGTCTTCAATTCTGAGCAACTTTTCGCGATCCGTATGAACAGTAAGATCAAGAAAATGCGAACGGCTCATGAGGGCCTCGAGATGGTTACGCATACGCTCAGAACGAACCTTCTTGAAGTTAATGTTCGAAATGAAGATAATAGAACCCTTGAACTCAAATTGGTTAGGGCAATCACCCTTCCGAAGTGAAACCGAATCCACGTTCCAGTGAATCATGCGGCGCTTGCTCGTATCCAATGCAGCTTTCAGCAGGTTCAAGCAAAGTTCGTCGGTAAAAACCGAATCGCAATCGTCAATGACGAGAACATTGTTATCGTCACGGAATTCGTACAACTTCATATACATACCGACCGCAGACATTGCACCAGAAATAACTTCATACCGAGGAGGAAGATCGGAAAAAATTTCAACCAACCCCGCATCTTGCAGCGTCTTTTCAACACCGAAAGTCTTTCCAACTCCCGGGGCGCCGGTTACAAACAATGCGCGAATATCTCCAGTGAGAGCACCCTGGGTCAGTTCAGTTAAAATCTGAAACCTATCACTGATACGCGCAAGTACGGCTGCATCTGTTTCAACAACTTCCGGCTCAGAGGATTCCTCTTCAACAGAAATCTGATCATCAACCGTTTCAACCGTGCCGGCAATGACAAAATCCTTCTGGCTCTTCACGCGAATTCGAGCTGTCGGACGGCCACAAAGTTTTGTTCCTTCGACCGTAACATGCTTCGAATTCGGCGTTTCCACGTACCCATTAATCAGCGTAAACGTTTGGTTTTTGATTTCCTGGTTGCGATACGAACCCTGAATGATTTTCACTGTTGCCATGCGGTGTTACCCCTTTCACTACTTGTTAAGTGTAGCAAAGTTCCTGATTCTTGTCAACAGCCAACTTCTGCTTCGTTAGCTCTGTTCCATTCACTAAAATAAGTATAGCAAACTCCGGTACCGAATGCAAGCGAAATCAGCCTAAAAACCAAGAAAAATGCGCCATTGAAAACAAAGGACTTATATCGCCCCAATATGACCCCACTATAATGATGGTACTCAGCTACTCCTGGGGTCATATTGGGGCCATACGGCGCCATATTTACGATATCGGCCCTTTAAAATCAACAACTTAAAAATCTGAAAATAGTGGTTGACAAGTGTATCGTATTCTTGTATATTTAAATCATGACGAAGACAGTAAAAAGATCATTCAAGCCAGAGCATGTAAAGCCAACCCCGATACTCCGTTTCAAGGGAGAAGGGGCGAAGTATATCGGCCTTGACGAGCCCTATTGGCCTTCCGTTGAAGAGCAGGCGCAGTGGTCCCAGGATGAATATGATCGCCAACTGCTCGCAGCATTTGCCTGGTATACAGCAACCCAGGATGACGATCATGGTCACGAGCTTGCTCTGAAAGCCTTGGCCGTTTCAAACAATATGCCAGAATTAGTTCAGGCATTAAAAAAGAGCAAGTTGCAAATTCCGCACGCATCGGCTTGGATGATCCGCATGATTCAGATGGGATTCAAGATACGATTCCGTGAAAGCAAGTTTATTGTTCGTGACCTGCGCAAATGCCTTGAAAATATGAAAGTTTCAGTTCCGGCAGTTGACGGGGTCGCGAAGCCGAATATTCAAGACTTCATTGACGCAAAATTGCGTCGGGTGAAGGGTGAGATCAACGCCGCGTTCGACCAGTTCGTTGAATCGAATTATCAGAAGTCGGAACGAAATATCATGCAGATTTTGCATGATCCGAAAACGACTGCCCCTGGTAATCGTACCAAGGATCTGATTGAGTTTGCAAATGTGTATCTTTCGGAATTCAAGATTGCACTTGCTGGCAAGAATGATGAAATCAACGAAGCGTATGCGCATCTTGGCAAGCGCGAATTGAAAGCATCGGTTGCCTGGTGGGAAACAGCCATCACTGACATTACCGGTTTCGGTATCGTCAAGAAGAGCACGCGCAAGTCCCGCAAGAAGAAGATGACAACTCCTGATAAGGTTGTTAGCAAGTTGCGCTTCCTTCAGGTTCAGCCGGAAATGCATCTCACTAGCATTGACCCTGTTCAAATTCTCAAGTCAACCGTATTATGGGTTCTAAATACCAAGACGAGAAAAATTGGACGCTATGTTGCTCTTCCGAATTCAACACTTGACGTTAAGGGCAACAAAATTCTTAACATGGACCCGACCAAGAGCACGTCGAAAACGCTGCGCAAGATCGCCGAACAACTAAAGCAGTTTAACAGTATGAGCAAGGTTGGAGCGTTCAAGTGGTTCGATAATATCAAGGCGGTAGAAACTTCATTGCGGGAAAGCATGAATGCAGATACTATCCTGCTGAAAGCGATCAAATAATGAAAAGCGTACTAATAAATCGCGTCCGGGCAGTTTATCCGGACGCGATTGCGGTATCTGGCCGTTCACCCGTCACAGGCAAGCCGATCTGGAGAATACTTCAAAATAATTCCGGCGCGACGCTGTCAAGTTGGGGGTGTGACGAAGAATTTGCATGGGAAGATACAATTGAAAGGATCGAATGGCAATTTTTACGATGTCTATCAGAATGATGCAGAACCCGAATAAAAAAATTGTTCTCGCTCAATATCCATATGCGCGAGCCTATCTCAGCCCACTGTTTAATGGTTGGCGCATTGAGAAGTATGCTAATATAGTAGATGTATTTCCTTATCCGCTATCGAAATGGAGTAAAACATCTAGCGATGCCTGGAAAGATGCGGCCGATAAGATCAATGAAAACTTAGTTGAAAGATTATCAGAATGAACAACAATAAAGAATTCGTGCTATCGATTTATCCCGGTGCATATGTTCGGCACAACCAATTTTTAGGATGCTTTAATATTAGTTTTTCGGGTCGTTCCGACAAGGAAGCAATATCAGCCTGGTGTTCGACTGCCGCCGATGCGTGGCGCAGTGCAAAAAATTTTATTAATGCCGAGCTGCAAGCAAGATTATCAGAATGATTATATTAATATTTTATGCGATATATATATATGTTTCACGATTGTCTTCATTTTATTCGTGATCCTTCGTAAAAATCCAACGATAGTTAAAACTATTAATAATTACCCAGAATTAATTCTGTATTATCGTATGAATTTTTGCCGTAAAATAAAGGTTGAAGTAGTATATAATACCGGTGAAACATATGAATATGGTCCGTTTAAAAACCTCAGAGAAGCGGAATTTTTTATGGCATTACAATCATGACTGATAAAGATCTAGCTATTTCAATATGCCCTAAAATTAGAATTTCCCCAGGGGTATCTATTTTAAAAGGACACTACGGATTTTTTCGTGGGGAGTGGCCTTTCTTATTTTCGGTTATCGCCGAAAACGAGGAAGAAGCCTGGACGACGGCGGCAGCGATTTTATCGGATCGATTAATAGATAGGTTAGCGCAATGACCGATAAAGAATTTGTATTATCGATTTATCCAGACGCAAAATGCACCAATGATAATTCTTCCACGCATCAATACACTAAATATGTTATAATTAAAGTAGAACAAATATTAGCAATTAGTTTTATCAGTGAAGAAATGGCATGGCAATGGGCTGCTAAAACAATTAACTCAAAAATTTTAACCCAATTTTCAAAATGAATCAGGAGTAACGTGGCATCAGTTGATCTAGTCGAATTAAAAGGTAAAATCGTTAAAACTCTTCCCAACACAACATGGATTGTAGAAATTCCTGGTGGACAAACAGTCATTGGTTACCTAGGCGGCAGAATGCGTAAAAACAATATTCGTCTTGAACCAGGGGATTTCGTTCAGGTTGAACTTTCTCCGTATTCGCTCTCTTTAGGTAGGATTGTTTACCGATTTTAAAAAATTCTTAAAATTAATACTAGAATTTGGGGATTCTCAGAATGAATTACAAAAAACAAGTTCAAAAGATTTTTCCAAATTCAAAATGTATTGAATGGCATAATTATTTCTTCCAAATAATTTGCTCGGATCCGCGAGAAGAATACGTTGATTCATATGGGCAATATGATAAGGCAATTAGTATGTTGTATGCCGACGAGCAGGCCGCTTGGCAAAACGCATATACAAAAATTGCGGAAGATATGATAGACAAATTCACAGAATGACATACAAAGAGCAGGTTAAAGCGATTTATCCAAATGCAAAATGCTATTGGTTTGGCGGCTATGCGTATATTGCAAGCATCGGTGATGAGCCGGAAGAATTCACTCGGTTAACTCCAACCAAATTTTTTCCTTCGGGAATTATTGGCCATTCAGAATTATGGGGAATTGCATGGAAAACCACTCAGCTTATAGTTTTAGAACAATTTTCGCAATGACCGATAAAGAATTTGTATCTACTATATATACGACTGCACGATGCCGTAAAATTGGAAAATTTTACGAAATAGTTCACCGTTCTTCCCACGAAATTTTTCTATTATCCGGAATGACACATAATGAAGAATCTGCCTGGGCAGCGGCTAGATATCTAATAGAACGGCAATTTTTAAAAACCTTAAGCATGTAACTGACAAAGAAACGGCACTAGTGCCGTTTCTTTGTCGGCATAAATATCAATATGCCAACATGGATAACAGCCCCAGGATATATCGCTAATGTAAATTTAGGTAACACCTTTTCTGTTAACCTAAACTGTAATGCTAGCAATACAGCAACCTATAATATTATTGCTGGATCGTTACCTAGCGGAGTAACATTAGCTCTTCCCAAGCAAAATCAATTTATTCCTAGTATATGGGGTATGGCGAATTCCGAAAATCTACCCGGAACATATTCATTTACTATTAGAGCAACTGATAATAATTCAATAGCCGATAGAACGTTTTCAATTTGTGTATCTAATGTTGAATTATTAGATATTTTTCCTAATGCAAATCTAGGAATTTTTCCAGCAGGAGCCTGGATGTCGGCCAATATTGCGCCAATTGCCGGTTTACCATTCACGCCTAATATTAGTCTTTCATCCGGCGGCTTGCCGGGAAATCTTACTATTGATTCATCCGGATATATTTCTGGGTATATTAATCCCGCAGTATTATATGATACTCCTGCAATTTATCCTAATATCGAAGTTGGCAAGCCAAATATTTCTCTAAGCATGTCTTCTAATACTTTTTCTTTTACCGCCGCATACGGTTCTAATCTTACTGCAAATTTTACGTTAACCGTAGCATCCTCCGGCAGTTATTATTCTCCGATTTTTCTAGAATCAGATGAAGGAAAATATATTAATATCGGAAATATAACAGGCAATTTTTTACAACATCAATTTGAAGCGGTAGATTATGAAAACAATACTATTAATTACCAATTAATTAATGGAAATGTTTTTCCCAATAGTAATTTATCGCTTAATGCAAATACCGGCTGGTTAACCGGCTATGTCGATAATTATTATAGCAATGCTTCCCCATATGAATTTAATGTAAGAGCCTACAAAAAAGTTACTGAACCGACATCTGGAATTAATCCATATCAAACTATTCTTCCCGTGTATCTTACTGTTGAAAGTCCATACCAAAAAAATGTGCAATGGACAAGTCCTATTAATATTGGCAACGTGACTCCGGGAGTCCCTAGCACAATTTCATTTAAAGCAGAAATTTTAGAATCTACTACACCGCAAATTGCAGGCGGCGCGACTGCAAATGCAACATTAAAAGTAATAGATGCTACCATTATTAATGGGGGAAGCAATTTTAACATTGGGGAATGGTTCATTGTTACCGGGGGAATTAATTCTTCGAATGCAAATATTGTCGTTACTGGAAATACCTCCAATGGATCTATATCATCTGTTAGTATAAGCCCAGGGGTTCAACAATATACAGAATTACCAAATCTTTCTAATATTATATGGAATAATCCCAATGGGCTGAATGCAATTATTGATCTTAACTTTGGAATTGACACGGTTAATGTACTATCAACCGGAGAATTTTATGATTCCGCGTTGGTTGGATTTGGGCTAACGGGAGAAACATCACCTGCTAGCGCAACCGTTCTAGTCTACAATGGCGGTATATCAAATATAATCTTAACCAACACAGGCAGCAATTATCTAGCAATTCCACCGGTCATAATAACCGAAAGATCGGCAATAACCCCAGGAAATCCAATTAATTATTCATTAACCGACGGGATGATACCTACCGGATTAAGAGTATTATCGAACGGTGATTTAGTTGGCAGCCCCAGCTTCCAATATTTTAGTTTCAATGATTGTACCTTATTAAACGATAAAACAGAATTTGACCTTCAATTCACATTTACCATAACGGCTATTGTAGGATCGAATAAATCGTCAATGGTTCCAGAAACAGATTTACCCGGTCCCAATAATATTGTGAACAAAGACTTCCAATATCTTGCAAAAACTTCACAAACATTTACTCTTAATTTAGTGCCGTCACCGATCTCATCATATAATACATCACCGAAAACAAATTTGAGCCTAGAATTTTTATTAAACGACGAGGATAGCGAAACATTATTCACACCATTATTGGACCAAGCAATAATTCCAAACTCTGCAATTTATCGCCAGCAAGATTTTTATTTTGGCATTCAAAATACTATAAGAATGTTAATCGGATATGGAATTGCAGCAGTAACACCTGCGGAAATTGCAGCCTCATTGGACAAATATTACCATCGAAAAACTTTTCTATTTACTAATCTTAAATGGGCCCAGAGTACAACTGATGGTTACGAAATCATCTACATTCAACCATTAGACTCATACACCGATTTAGCCGGTAATTCATATTCGGGTAGTATAACGACAGCCAATTATGAAACGCTATATCCACCGACTATTCCAAATATGATTAATCAGCTTAATACAACGTTAAGTGGATTTGATGAAAACTTCCTCCCGACTTGGATGACTGATACTCAGCCAAATGGTGAAATATTGGGTTTTGTACCCGCAATTCCGCTTGTCTACGTTAATCCTGGGCAGGGGCAAAAAATATTATTCTATCTACAACAATACTATGATAATAATAGGCCGCTTAATACAATTTTTGCAGAAACTGATAGATATGTTTGGAACTACGGTATTTTGCAAAATTGGAACACAGAAACAAATACTTGGAGTTTATCGGAAATAACAGAATTCACCAAAGTAAGCAGCATATTCGATATGTTAACCGAACTAGGCATAATATTAACAACAGAAGCAGGCATTAATATTTCCACAGAAGAGATAGATATCGGAGACTCTACTACTTTCTATAATGTTACTTTTGTTGATACTAGCGATAAATTTTTACATCAAGATGAAGGCAGCATTTATCTAAAATTTAAAAATTCCCCATTGGATTATCGCAGAATAGTTGGGGTATAAATACATTAGGAGATAATAATATGGCATCACAAATTAATCCAAATTCAATCGATCCAACCTATCCTGTAGCGGGTGTGAATCAGAGTACCCAAGGCTTTCGTAGTAATTTTCTTGCCACTCTGAACAATTTCGCCGAAACCGCTGCGGAAATTAATGATTTAATTAATAAGGTGGTAGTTAAATCTGCACTTACCTATGGAGCAAATGCAAATATTAATAATATGGGCGGGATGCCGATATCAAATACAGAATTAAATGATTTCGGCTTACAGATTTATAATCATGGATCATTAACTACTTCGGCCACAGAAAATTTTGATTTTACATTAGGCACATTTCATGAGGTATCTCTTGCGGGGACTGGTAATGTTACCACCACAGTTAATCCTACAAATTTTCCAAATTTAGGTTATTCCGAATTGACATTGTATGTAACTGCGGTAGATTCTAGTCATAATTTAAGTTTCGGCGGATTAGCAGTCCAGCACGGGAATAGTATTACTGGCTTTAATTCGGTAACCAACGTATTAACATTTAATGCTGCTGGCCCACATACGCTTACCTTAGGTAGTCCTGACGGAACAAACTGGATTCTTACTCGTAAAAATAGTTTGAGCGTTGCAAAATCATATGTACCAACATCTGTAGGTATTCCTTCAGATACACCTGGGCAACTTGCATACGGCAACGGAAACATATATGTTTGCGTCGGAGAATACACAGGCAATACCTCAATTTGGTCATATGCACACTTAACAACACTTTAGATTGACACCTCCTATTAGTAATGTTATAATTATTAATAGGAGATTTAATTTATGCCACTGTTAGTAAAGAAATTAGCCGCACATGCAATTCTACCAACGGTATCAACTGCAGGTGAAGATTTAGGCTTTGATCTATATGCCGCCGAAGATACCGTTTTAAATAAGAATACAGTTACACTTGTAAATACCTTTGTTAGTGCCCGGTACGTAGACGCTGAAGAAGATTATGATGTTGTCCTACGGCAGCCGAGAACTATGTTTGAAAAACTTCTTTTTGTAAATCCATTTAACAACGAAAATTATATTCGCGCTGATATTCGGCTAGTCGAAACAGGTATTAATTATGGTCTATTATATCGAGATCGATCAAGTATGGCAGTTAAAGGAATCACGGTATCGGGCGGAGTAATTGATGCCGGGTATACCGGTGAACTTAAAGTATTACTTACTAACCACAATAAAGTAAATTATACGGTAAAAGCCGGAGATAAAATCGTTCAAATGATTCCGGTAGAAGTAAAAACAAATGTTGATATTGTCGAAGTTAATGAATTACCAACTTCAAATCGTGCTGATTTAGGATTTGGTAGTACAGGACGATAAATGGGAATAGATGTATTACTAGAAAAATTAACGGATGAAGAGCTAGATTCAAAAATACTAGCTCTTCAAAAAATTATATTTTCATTAAATCAAAATTTATCACTGCAAGCCCAGAATCTGTTAGGCCAATATATCGACGAGCAGAGTGAGCGTTCTGATAAAAAATTAGAAGAATATACAAAAAAACGTAATATGAAAAAAGAAGAAGACGATAATGATGGGTGTGTACTTAACATCGGATAGGGGCCTCTTATGAATGTTAGACTTAGTTACGATTTAAATTTTTCTGCTATTATTTGTGATGGTGATAGACTTCTGCCAAATCGGTATACAATGAAGGTTAATGTTATTACTGCTACAGAAAATAGCAATTATCAGAATATCGCTCTCCAACGAATTTTATTTTTTATGAGAGAAATTTTTGAAAATAGTATTATATTAAATTCCGAAAATCCACATATTTTAAAATTATCGGAAATGTTTGGCAATAATCATCTAGTGTTTTTACCGGAAGAGCCATATGATCAAATCCTCGGCATTATGTTATTTCAAAAATTTTCTGCAATAACAGAAGAGAATTTTGAAATAGAAAGTGTTATAATTGGAAGTGAGCTATCCGATAATATAATGTACACCATCGAAGACTACAATAATTTTCCAGATTACGCATATATTACAGACGAACACCCAACCGCCTGGTGGGATAGATCAGATATTACAACCGCGGATATTAAGCAAACAGCCGATAATATTTCCTGGAAAGATTTAGACCTCGATTGGGATACTATATATGCAGATATATTAGAAAATACTTCCAATGATGAAGACGAAGAATTATTAGAAATTATTTTTGATCCTGAAACAAAAAAGAAAAATCCAAAAATATTTGTTTTAGAAGGTGGAATTAAGAAAGACGACGATAAGGATAAGTAATGCAAATTGACGAGTATGGTGAAATCGAATATACAGAAGAAGAAATCTGCGAGGCACTTCGTAAAAACCCCGATTTAGATTTTGAAAATATATTCTTGAAAAATGGGCAAAAATATATTCAAGCAAAAAAAGAAACTTTTCTTGCTATGCCGAATGTTAATTTATGGAATAATATTCGAGAAACTACTCCAGAAGAATATCATACTCAGCTTCAACAGATCTGGTTAATGCCAGAAGAATATTCACAATTTGATATCGAATTATGGCTATATAATCAGTGCGCAACCGACGACCAACGACTTAGAGTGCAAGAAGAATTAACGCTATACAAAAAATTTAATTTATTAAATTTATTACGATATCTTAAATATCTACGAGATACGGCCGAAAAAAATAATATTGTCTGGGGTGTTGGCCGTGGGAGTTCTTGCTCATCTTATTGTTTGTTTTTATTAAAAATACATCGCGTTGATGCTCTACTCTATAATCTAGATTATAAAGAATTTTTAAAGGAGAAATAAATGGGAAAACATTATGTAACAACTGCCTTAGGCAAAAAGATTGATATGTCGGCAATGAGAAACCAAAATCCAAATGCCACACCTGTAGGATTAAAACCATCTAAGAAAATTACTGCTAAAGAAGAGCAAACACAGGTAACTCCGGTAGCAGCTAAACTACATGCCACGGTTCCATCAAATAAGCCAGTATCTTCACAAGCTAAATCGGATGCAACATCGACTGAAGAGCCAATTGATTTTCCCGAGCACCACAAAAAAGGTAGGAAATAATGGAAGAAATGAAGCAAAACGAAATTCCCCCGATTATTTCGGCTAAGGAAATTATTCCGTTGCATAAGGACGTTCTTATTCAAGATTTATATTTTGGAGAACAAATTACCCCAATGGGAATTGTCTTGATCGACGATGATAAAAAATCCCGTGGTATTCATGCACGGTGGGCTAAAGTCTATGCGGTTGGCCACGATAATCATGATCTTATTCCGGGACAATGGGTATTAGTGGAACACGGGCGGTGGTCTAGAGGTGTACAACTTAAAGAACAAAATATTGTCATCCGTCGGGCAGATCCTAAGGCAATTTTAGGATATTCTAACTCAGATGAATTAGCAAAAATCTCTTGCTTTGATGGAAAGGAATAAGTATAATTGACTTATGAATATTGAACATAGTCTTTGGACTGAACGTTATCGACCTAAGACACTCTCGGAATATGTTTTCAGTAATCCACAACAAAAATTGCAGATCGAAGCATTTGTAAAAAATAAAGATCTACCGAACCTCTTGCTACATGGCAGTCCCGGAACCGGTAAATCAAGCGCCGCCGCAATGTTAATTAACGAATTGCATATTGATCCATATGACGTTTTATGGATTAACGCTAGTCGTGAACGAAATATCGATACTATGCGAGATCGTATTACAACCTTTGCCAGCACAATGCCCTTTGGTACAATGAAGGTTGTGGTTCTAGACGAATCCGACGGGCTAACGCCCGTTGCTCAAGCAGCACTAAGGGGTATTCTTGAGCAGTACGCATCCTCCAGTCGATTCATCCTCACCTGTAATTATCCAAATCGAATTATTCCGGCAATTCACAGTAGAACACAGAGTCTTGAAATCTGTAAAATGGATGTTACCGATTTTACTTCTAAATTAGCAGAGATTCTTTTAACAGAAAATATCGACTTTGACCTTGATACCCTAGATGACTATGTAAGGGGCACTTGGCCAGACCTGCGAAAAGGTATTAATAGCTGTCAATTAAATTCGGTCGATGGAAAACTGTTGAAACAAAACGAAAGTACTTCATCAAGTGATTATAAAATTGATGCTATCGCATTATTCAAGGCTGGAAAAATTAGAGAGGCACGTAAATTAATTTGCGAGCAAATTCGGCCAGAAGAATTAGAATCATTCTTCCGATTCTGCTATGATAATTTAGATTTATGGGGTAATACTAATGAATTAACTGACCAAGCTATTCTAATTATTCGTAAAGCAATGGTTCAAATACCAGTATGCGCAGATGCCGAAATTCTTTGCAGCGCAGTGCTTATCGAATTATCACAACTTACATAAGGAGCAATAAATGTTTTTAGTTTCAACATTTTTCATCGCACCGCTTAATGAAAAGGCAACTAGTCAAAAAGATTTTTTCTCGGATTCACGAAATTTAGCTAGGGACGAACATATCTCATTAGTTCGTAATTTGCGAGCTACCGAATTAAACAGAGCTGATACCGTGTTAAATCTTAAAAAGAAAACTATAGAGAAATGCCGTGATTATTCACGATTTGCGTCTGATAATTATTCAGATGTATATGACTACTTTCACGCAATTTATCCGGAACAATTAGATGCGGTGCAATTAACCACAGAGGAATAATTCTTGTTCATAACTCAAGTTGTTATTCATAACGATATCGTTAATGAATTTAAACAAAAAGCGCTAAGAGCGTATCCAAACGAATGCATATCTGCCATACTAGGTAAGCAAGTTATGGATACGCTCTATATCTATGCCTTAGACGACTTATCGGTTAACAGAACTAACCCCCGTGGAATTTCCTATCAGAGTGCGGAGGAAGAAATAGAAGCGGGCACAAATTTAAAATATTTTGGAACTATTCATACCCACCCAAATGCAGTGTTAACGCACAGTTATATTGATAAAAAAGGTTTTATCGCGGATCAGTTTAAAGAAACCAATTCGTGTGGTTTTATAGATGAAATTTTAGAAGATCGCATAATGGGTATTATGGCTATTGCCGATAGAAAAAAAGTATTTCAGTGGGGATTAATATTTTTTAACGAGCAAATGCAACAAATAGAAACACTAATATCGGAATCAAAGGATCATGATGAAAAGCGGTAGGATAGAAGTAATAACTGGGCCAATGTTCTCAGGAAAATCCGAAGAATTAATAAGGCGGCTGCGCCGAGCTACCTTTGCAAAACAACGAATACAATGTTTCAAACCAAATATCGATAATAGATATAATGTAACCGATATTGCATCACACAGCAAATTAACTTTCTCCGCGAAAACAGTTCAAACTACTGGCGAGCTAAAAACTATTGCCGGAATATGTCTTAATAATTTTGATGTAATAGGAATTGACGAAGCGCAATTTTTTGGGGATGAACTAATATCATTTTCTATTGAACTAGCACGTGCCGGAAAAAGAGTTATTATCGCTGGACTCGATACAACTTTTGCTGGGGAACCATTTCATCCTATACCAGAATTGATGGCTATTGCTGACGAAGTTATTAAATTATCAGCCGTATGCGTAAAATGCGGGGAACCCGCAATTCATTCGCAACGATTAAGCACTGATACTAGTCGAGTATTAGTTGGGGCAGATACTCTTTACGAGGCGCGATGTCGGCAATGCTTTGATCCAATATTGGAATCATAAAAACGGTGGCCGTCAGGCCACCGTTTTTATCTTATTTTATTCTTCCCCTTTTCTAAATATGTCGATTACTTCTTTTACAACAGGGTGCCTTTCAATATCGTTTTCCGAAAATTCAATACTGGCAATAAACTCACTTCTACCGTATTTTTTAAGTGACTCTGAAAAATATTTTAATCCATTATCTCCGCTACGTTTATCTGATTGATCATTATCTCCCGTTAATACTAATTTGGAACCTTCACACAATCTAGTACCTAAAGCAAGAATTTGTTTTTTAGAACAATTTTGAGATTCATCTAAAATTACGAACGATGAAATATTTCGTCCGCGCACATACATCAATGGTAAACATTCGATCCGTTTATTTTCAATCATTGTTGCCAATTCTTTAGCAGAAAAATACTCTAAAAGAACATCAAATAATGCCTGAAGCCACGGCGCTAATTTTTCATTAATATCACCCGGTAGAAATCCGAGATTTTCATCATCGGTTCCAACTGAAGGACGGCATAAAATAATTTTATTTACTTTTTTTTCACTAAATGCCTTAATTGCAGCAAGCATCGCCATAACTGTTTTTCCAGTGCCGGCTGGACCTTGTACTATTACAATCATTTTTTCTGGGTTTAATAAATACTCGAGATATTCTTCTTGGTGAATATTGCGTGGGATAATTTGAACAGCCTTTTTAATTCCTGTTTTAATTGTATAATGAGCGGTATCTGGGTTGTTTTTCTTAGTTGATTCTGAAAACTCGTTGTTGGAGCGTACCTTTTTGGTTCTCGACATATGAAGTGTCTCCCCTAAATTACCCTGCCAAGTATTTACCGGCAGCATTTCAATGCAAATTATTCCTTTAAAAATGCTAAATACTTGTATGCGAACTAAGTTCGTGGGATATTCATTGATAAATATGCGTGAAGGATAACAATGGCAAATATTAAAATAAGCGAAATTCTCGATAATATTAGGCAAGTCTCAATAAGTGCAAGCGCTATGTCTATTCTTCGAGAATTTGAACGAGTTATTGATGAAAATGGGTTATATGCCTTTCATAATTGGAAGACACTAGAGTTAGTAGCGGGCCCCGAAATTGCTGCATACCGAGTCCAATGTACATTTTCATCACCGTTATCCAAAATGCCGGACCCATCCGGCGCCTCTAGATTATTACCATATGGAGTTAAAGTTGGGTATAGAAAAGCATGGCTTGTATATCCTGTAAAAATTGAAGACGCCGATGATTTTCGTCCAAAAATTAAAAAAGCAAAACTTAAAAAAATGCTTGTTTGGCTAATAACTATCAATATGCCACGATTCCTAATGAAAGACATTACCCAAGGAAGCGAAGAAATTATGGATTCTGAAATCGATATGGATGATATCGACTCAACTAATATTGAGAAAGCCTACTCAGAAGATCTTGATACTCACGCGGGCGCACAGAAAGCGGCCGAAGAACAAAATCAGGCTGCCCAATAGCTTAGACTATAAATATAGTTGCATGGGAGTGAAATGAAAGTATTAGAATCTTTTGAAATCTCTGATTTAAAATTCGTGCTCGAGCCCTCGATCCACATCGACGAATTTTGCTCTAAAATTGGTAAAGATGATGAAATTGCCGTTATAAGTTTCTTGGTTAATGATAAGCGAGCAGCTCTTGATGTAATTGGTTTTTTTGAAAATGGTTACGATTTTATTTTGGATGCCGACATTTCTGCATCAGAAATTAAACCCGGTAGCTATTTAGTTTATGTAGAAATTTTACGACGAAGACGCCTCATTACCCAGATATTCCAACTAATTTCAGACTTATCGGCTGCGTCACAACTAAAACAAAATGAATGGAAATTTAAATATATGGATGACGAATATCATCCATTATCCGAAAAGAATTTAAAATTATTTGTTCCGTTAAGCCCGCGTAACTACAGAGAACAAATTAATAGGCCAATTGATAATTTAAAACAGGCGGCGGGAATTAAAACTGAAAGTTATGTATCAACTGATCCATTGATTCAAACCTTGATGCACGCGGCGGGCATTCCTTATGACATTAAAAAACATATTTAGTCATTTTCTCTCTCATACGTCACCAGTTGAAACTGTGCAGAAAGCTGTTTCAGAAACAATTTTAAACAACACAATTGAAAAAACAATTGTAACTATTAAGGAGATCAACATGTCTTTTATTTTATCTTTTAAAACTCACTTCGAAGATATCGAAAACCTATTTAAGAAACTATTCAAATCAGAACCATCTTGGGCACAGGTTGCAGAAACCGATATTGCTTTTGTAAGCCCAATTCTTGAAAGTATTGTTACTTCTGTCGGCGGAACATCTGTTGATGCTGAAGTTACCGCTGCCGTCACCGTCATTCAGAATGGTCTAGTGTTAGCAACTAAATTCATTCAGGCCGAAGACGCAAGCACAAATCTATCTGACGCACTTAACGCACTTAAGACAAATTTAGGAGCATTACTATCGTTAGCGGCTATCAAAAATTCAGCTAAAGTTGCTACTATTACTAACTATGTTGACCTTTTCATTGGCGAGCTAGATGCAATTCTTGCCGTTATTCCTAAGGTTGTTACCGCTGTACCAGTTGCATAAATTAATTTTTAGTTAATTAAAAAGGGACCTCATCGGGTCCCTTTTTAATTGAGGAATAATATGGAAAATAAAATTCTTACATGTTCAAAAATTTTAGGTTGGCTAGCTATTACCTTCTGCGCAATATCAATGGGAATATTTTTCATAGCAACCCCAATAGAAGAATATCAATTAACTAAAAAAATAGATACGCTCCTTTCAACTATAAATTCTCCTTCTGGCCCGATAGTAGTGCTTAATCAAGATTTGTGGGATCTGCATACTACACTTTACAATCTTAATAATGCTGCGCTTAGTGAAAAAACATATTTCGACAATGTCGCCCCTGTTTCTACTAAAAAAATCAATACTATGTTAGATAATATTAATTCATTAACTGCGTCTGCAAATGACACAATAACGTTAGTTAATGCTGCGGTTCCCCAAATTTCTAAAAATACCGATTCTATATCAACAAATGTAAATGATTTTTTAATAACAACAAATGGTACCGTAAAAAATTTCAATCCAGTACTTACTCAGGTCACTAAAAATTTATCTGATCTTGATTCGTTCGAAACTGATAATAACATAAAACAAATGCCCGAGCACATTAATAGTTTATTAGATAATAGTGTAAAAATCACAGGGCAAACAAATCAATTACTTACAGATGTGAATAACCCACACGGATTTATTCATTGGGCTATTAAGCATATTTGGTAATTTATAAATACGAGTATAGAGGAATAAATGGAAAATAGACGTATAGGAAGTAAGGCAGCACCATATACTCGATCCGATAATTCCGGCCAATTTCGTAGTCCGGGTCCCTATATAGGTATAATCAAAAATAATATTGATCCGACTAGAAGCGGACGGCTGCAAGTGTACATTCCCCAATTTGGAGCGGCAAATGAAAATGATCCATTGGGATGGATTACGGTATCATATGCTAGCCCTTTTCGAGGACAGACACGGCAGCGTGTATCAGTTGATTCATATATAGATCCTACTATAGATTTTAATAACACCGATGAAAATAGTTTTCAATCGTACGGCTTCTGGGCTGTACCACCAGATCTAAACGGGCAGGTACTAATTATTTTTGTGAACGGTGATGTGTCTCAAGGATATTGGTTTGCCTGCATCCAAGAATCAGTTAACGCGCACATGGTTCCCGCTATTGGTGCGGTAACAGCATCCACTGGCCCCAATGATGGCGGATATATCTGGCAACCATCAGGTGCTAACGCAATACCAACACATACGATGTTACAACAATATATTCAATTGAATGTGGCTGGGCAGCAAGAAATTCCATATCGTTTGCCGGTAAGTGAACCAGTTTTAACCGCGCAGGCAAATGTTAGTCCTACCGCAGTAACCTCTGTACAAATGGTTCCCCAGGTATTTCAATCGAAACAATTAGGAATACAAGGATTGGCATTTGATTTTATCCGCGGCAGTACTAGTGCTTCCAGCATTAGAGAAAATCCTAGTCAGGTATTTGGTATAAGTACTCCCGGTAGGTTAAGTAGTTTTGCAAATGTTACGCAAAGTGCTACCATAATTGATTTAATTAACAATTATGTAAATTCAAACCCACAAGTAGATGACCCGGCATTAACAAAAGCATTATCGTGTGCTTATCGTACCGGAGGTCATCAATTTGTCATGGATGACGGCACTATTGACGGCCAAGATCAAGGTATAAGAATTCGATCAACCTCAGGCAATGAAATTCTATTAGATGATACAAATGGTCAAATTTATGTTATTAACAGTTCGGGAACCGCTTGGGTAGAGTTATCCCCTTCTGGCTTTATAGATATTTTTTCTGCCTCGGATTTTTCTGTACGCAGCCAAGGAAATATTAATTTCCACGCTGACAAAGATATTAATCTAAATGCTGCGGGCAGTATCAAAATGCATAGTGGATCAGATACTAAAATCGATAGTGCTGGTACATTTTCTGCTCGTTCTCAACGGGCGTCTACCATTTATAATTCTACGGGTGATATTAAAATAGGGTCCGGTGGCGCTATTTCATTATCATCAAAAGCAGCAACCAATATAACCGCAGGCGCAGCTTTTAATGTAACCGCAGCTCCAGTTAATCTTAACGGTGGGCAACCTTCGCAAGTATCTGACCCCGGTGCGATAGAAACAAATAATCAGTTAGAAGTAGGACAGCTTGCTGGCTCACTAGCATGGTGGCAAACTGGTAATTTTAAATCTATATGTGAAAGGGCGCCGGCGCATGAACCCTGGCCTGGGCACGAAATAAACGGTATCAAAACATTTAATGTTACACAAGGAACTTTCTCAGGATCAGAAATTACTCGACCGCAAACAGGAACAACAAGATCAGGCGTGAGAGGAACAACAAAAGGGCATTCAATAACAGAAGCAGACATCGCTAAACAACCAGTAGTTGGGCCAGTTTGCGGTCTCACTGTAAAGGAAACACAGGCGCTTATGGCTCAAATTGGGCAGCGTGAATCGGGTGGAAATTATTCAGCCCAAAATCAATTAGGATTTGTAGGAAAATATCAATTTGGAGCAGCCGCTTTAGAAACATGTGGTTATTTAAAACCCGGTAGTTCTAAACACGGAACTAATTCTCAGGTTATTAGTAATCCAGCAAATTGGTCAGGATTAAATGGATGCAATTCTTCTCAATCTTGGTTTAGTAACACAATGGCCCAAGAACAGGCCATGCTACAATTAATGAAAAAAAATTGTCAATCATTATCATCAATGAATGTTTTAAATAGTAATAGCTCTATTGAAGATCGTGGTGGATTTTTAATGGCGGCCCACTTAGTGGGGGTCGGTGGCGCTGCAAACCTTTATAAAATTTTACATAATCTACCGTCTAATACCGGGGCTAGAACCGCTGATGCGAATGGAACGACTGCTAGTTCATATTATGATCTAGGAGCAAGCTCTGTTCAGTTAGGTAGTTCGGCGCAAAATGCATAAGAGGAGATAATAATGTCTTGGAAATATGAACAAACAACTGGAAATCTAATAGATCCATCTGGAAAATTAATTGGAAAAGGTTATAGCGGTAATGGCGCAGATCTAGATAATTCTTCAGAGCAGCAAATTAAAAACCACGGACCTATTCCCCAAGGATTATGGACTATACAGACATTCGTCGATGATCCTGGAGGGAAAGGCTTATTGGTAACTCATCTTACCCCAACATTCGGTACTAATACGTTTGGACGGACAGGATTTATGATTCATGGAGATAATTCCAATGTTAATCATACCGCAAGCGACGGCTGCATAATTTTAGCAAAACCATTACGAGAATTAATTAGTTCTAGTACAGATAGAACATTAGAAGTATCAGAATGAAAAATGCCTGAAGAGTTAATCTTCAGGCATTTTGTTATTCATCGAAACTAATGGTTGAAAACCCGCTTTCTTTAATAATTTTACAAATTGTGTTTGCTTTTGAAATTAATTCATCCTTATGTGAAATTAACCAAACTGATTTTCCTTGATCTCTAGTTAGATCTCTTAGCAAATTCATTGCATCTAATCCACCTAAAATATCTAGCCCATTATCGAGAATTTCATCTGCAAAAAATAAATTAATTTTCTGATATAAATTCTCATACACATCTCGGAAACTAAGACTTAATCCCAATGAAAGCCTTGCCATTTCTCCCCTACTTAAATTGCCAGGACTTAATTCTCGTCCTAACTCATTAATAGAAACGCTAAGGTCATTTTCAAAAATTACACTATGCGGCAACCCTAGTTTAGTTAGATAATGATCTAACCTTGAATTTAAATAACTTAAATTTTGATCAATTATCTTTTTTCGAATAAAACTGTCTTTATTAACCAGTAATTTTAATAAGAATTCTTGATGTTCGTTAAATTTTGTTAATTCATTCATGGTCGAAAAATCTATTGTTTCAAGTGCAGAATTTTTCATATCAAAAATTGAATCTTTATATGGATCTTCACTATTTTTAGCCGTTTCATATTGTTGCATTAAAAGACTCAATTTATTTTTATGATCGTATGCTTCGGCTATTGTATCATAAGACGGCTGAATTGGAACTTCTATCATCGGAAAATCGGCTAGCCGACGTTCTAAATCTGCAATGGTTTGCTCCAATCTTAATTTTTCCGAGGTCACTCGTTCATATTCTATCTGTTTATTATTAAGAAGTGTGGTGTGAACATCTGTCTGTAATTTTTGATGGCATGTATGACAGCATTGATCTTTTAAACTATCAAGATCTAATTGAAGTGATATCTGTTTTTTATCTTCTTTTGTTAGTAATATTTTTTCTTGCCGAAGGGAATCGGCTAATTCTGCCTTGTAACTTTTTAAGATTTTGTATTCATCCCACAACTCGTACAACACTAATTCTTTTTCAATATCAATGGTCGACAAAAAAGAAATTGCTTCTTCTAATTCAACCAAAGAGCTGGTATGATTTAAAGCCCACTTTTTTTGTTTCGTTAGTAACGAATTAATTTGCATTTGAATACGAGTATTTGCTTCTTCCGTACTTTTAATTCGTATTTGTTCTTTAACAATTTGCTCGTTAACCGATTTAATATCTTTCTTTAATTTTTCCGCTTTTTCTGATAACAAGGTAATGCCCAATAACTGTTCAATAATTGCCCGTTGTTCATGCACACGCTGGAATAAAAAAGGAACAGTATATGTATTAAGCGCAACAACCTGGCAAAACATAGCCTGACTCATGCCTAAGATTTTTTCTATTTCAAGCTGTGTCTCTCTACTATCCCCTTGAGCATCATCGTCGGCAGAATTTTCACACACTTGTTGTTTAGTTCCGCTAACATAAAATTCTAAATTATTTGGACGACGCCCTCGAACTATTTTATATGTCTTACCATTCGATTCGAAATCTAAAGAAACTTCCATATTTTTCCCATTTGATTTGTTTATCAAATGTTCTTTCTTAATATTAGATACTGCCCAGCCAAATAACGCATAAGAAATTCCATTAAGAATTCCTGTTTTCCCTACGCCATTTCTACTGCCCGCATCTTCGCCGCCCATATCTAAATTTTCACCTAGTATAAGCACTAACTCTTCTCTATTAAGATCAATTTCTTGTACTGCATTTCCAAAAGAAAGGAAATTTTTCATCTTAAGATTTTTTAATTTTAGCATAAATAAATTTTCCATTCCTCGGGAATAATTACATTTTTTGATACACCGCTAAACATAGGAGCGATTTGCGAATGTTTATATCCTGCTAATCCCGTTCCAATCGGAGTTAATCTAAACGTTAATTCAGGATGTGTTTCGGAAAAAATTAAAAATTCGTCTACATATGATTGAATATTAGATAATGGCAATGGTTTCAGCCTTCCATCTTTAGTGGGAATTGCATAAGAATTGCCTTGAAGGCCGTTCCCCTGCCCATAAATTGCTCCACACTGTTGTCGGGCATATAATGCCGCGCCTTTTCCGTGAATTCCCAGCAAATTTGACCCAAAAATAAAAATTTCTTTCATTTCACAATTCTCTATAGATACTTAATAAAAGATTAGAGTCGTAAAAATCACTATTAATTGCTGTTATTTGTCCCTGCACAATAGAATCAACCGATTGAAAAGAAATATTGCCGCCATTTGCTAGATCTTCGGCGTACATATCTTTTTTAACCGGTACCAACGACATTTCGCGCAATTCATATTCCTTCACTAAAGTTTCCTTTAAATAACTGGCCTCTTCATATGATATTGCCGTATCTAAGACCAATTTAATATAACTATGCGCTGGTAGGTATGAAGAGGGATCAACAACTAAATCACTAATTTTAACAACTCTATATTTTGGAGCATCCGGCCAGGACAAAAAAGTTGGCTCTTGCCCATATGGTAAAATCATCATTCCTCTAGAATCATCCCCGGCATCTGTATAATTATGCGGGAAAGCATTACCGATATAGGTGATATTACCTTGAGTTTGTCTCATATGAAAATGCCCACTATATACGTGCTCGAATCCAGAAAAATTCTTTGCACGTATTTCGCCAACCTCAGGCATTGCCGTCTGAGCATTCATTAAGAAATTAGGAATCTCGGCGTGGCACATCAGATATTTTGCTTTTTCTACCGAAATCTTTTTATATTCATCCTGGACCATCCAGGGTGCAAAGATAACATCGCCCATTTGTGTCCATTCATTTATAATTTCGATATTCGGAATGTGGTTAGCCCAAGATACGCTACTAACTGTTCGTTTGTCTTTATAATAAAGATCATGATTTCCGGTGATCATAATAACTCGAGCAAACGAATCACTTAAAATTCGTAATCCCTGCAATCCATAATTCATTGTAACAAGATTTGTATTATTTCGATTATGAAAATAATCACCTAAGAAAATACAAATATCACAGCCTTCAGATATTGCGGTTTCCGAAAACCATCTAATAAAATTTAAACAATCTTCATTATGAACAAGCCCGTTTCCTTTAAGCCCAAGATGAATATCCCCGAAAATAGCAGCTTTCCTAAACAATTCACTCATGATAATATTTACTCACTCTCGAAAATTGCGGCCTGGCTTGTTGCGCTATAGGAAGGATTCATATGGTTATCTATTAGAAGTTTGTCTCTAATCTGCTGATTTTTCTTTTCAATGTTTAAAATACGTAAAAATGCATTTCTAGCAACGGTCGTAAAAAATGAAAATGGATTACTGCTCTTACTTTCATCAAACTGAAGACAAACCTGAATTAACTGCATAATAGCCTGGCCTTCAAATTCTTCTCGATATGAATAATTACGCCAATTTCCTTTCGATGCGTATTTTTCAACTAATTTCATAATCATACGAGCCAAAGTATCTGTTAAATTACCTTGCGTCTTACAAAATGATCCCGAATCAAACTCCCCGATCCAATGGCTTTTGCCTACCTGAAATGCATTACCTAATTCATCTAATCTATAATGAAAAAATGGAGGAAAATTAATACGTATATGATCGGCTTTAATATTTGTCTGTATTAAAGTTTCAATCTCTGCGTCTAATTCTACCACATCTTCTTCTTCGTTATCTTCAAAAAATTTATTAATGCTTAGACCAGAAGATGCAGAAGCCAACTTTTCTTCAATAGTTTTCTTAGGCGGTAACATCGGAATATGTTCCCAAGTCATAACACGAAAAACTAAATCAGTATCTAAGATACTAGCTGGGTCTATCTTATTTGCAGTTTCCCGAAAAATTCTAGCTGCTCTATTGATCTTAGCTGTCTGAATACTATTCGATATTTCTGTAACATCAAATATAATAACATCATATTGATGATCTAATTCAACATTTCGATAAGAGCAATATGAATTCTTTGAAAGATGAATTTCCTTGAGTAAATCACGATTATTTAAATAATTAACTTTAATGGGGTCCCCCGTACTACTTACATTTTAAGCATAAATATGTTATAAGTTAATATTAACATAAGTTGCTTCCGGGGTCAAGAAAAAAATGCAAATTCCATTGCCAGATATGAGTCAAAGTGAAGATCAATTTGCGCCGACTCCATCTGTAACAGATGCATCGGGAGTTGACTCAGTAACATCATTTACCCCGACGCAAATAGGAACAATGTTTCCTAGTACTTCAAGAGTATCGAGCTTAAATATACCATCATTAAAAGCCACTACCCCCAAAGTAACATTTAATGGCGCTTCGGGTAATGATAAACGAGTTAAAATCAGTATGCTGTCAGGAAGTCCTGCAATTTTTTATAGAGACCCAGCAAATACTTTATTAAAAATTCTTAATCAAACAAATGGCGTCGTCTTCCCCTTTCAGCCGTCAGTTCCTCTTTCATTTTCTTCAACATATGAGAATCAAGCTGTTACTCATAGTAATTTTACATATCACTCGTACAAAAATAGTGAAATTAAGCCTTTTGATATAAGTGGTGATTTTGTCGTTAGAACCCCATATGAGGGCCAATATGTAGTTGCGGCAATCCACTTTCTTCGTTGCCTAACTATGATGTTTACCGGAAATGACGCAAGCGCGGGATCCGGAAAAATTAACTTAGCAGGAGCGCCGCCATTAATTGTCAATTTAACAGGCATCGGGTTTGTAGGGTTAGATAGTCTTCCGGTTGTTGTTACTAACGTTACTACTACTTTTCCCGACAATGTCGATTATGTTACCGTTGCATTACCAGGATTAAACGGAGAAATAACTAAAATTCCGTGTCAGATGACTGTTAATATTTCTGTTGTACCCGTGTTTAGCCGATTATTTGCCTCGCAATTTGGTTTGCAAAATTTTTCTAACGGAACTACCCGACTTTTAGGTCCAAATCCTGATTTATCCCCATCTTTAAATGGAACCATTTCTAGTCTAACACCGTCTGCTATTCCATCGTTTTCTGGGTTTTCAGCTAACTCACCAACAGTTATATTAGGAAGTGATAACACTGCGGTTAGCACGAACACAAAAAGCGGTGACTTCCCCACAATCGAAACGCAAGCTGATACTAGCCTTAGCGATATACAACTTTAGGAAATCATGACTACTTATACTAGCGCAAGTGCATACTACGATACATCTATTTCAGCTAATGGAATATTAAATACCTGGACGCCGCGATATGTCCCAGCTAGTCCATCTGATAATTTAGTAGTAATAAGCGATGCATATGATTCTCGCCCGGATCTAATGGCGTTTGATCTTTATGGATATGCCGAACTCTGGTGGATTTTTGCTCAACGAAATCCAGGAACGTTATCTGCTGACCCGTTAGGTAATTTTACCGCGGGTACTGCAATTTATATACCCGATCCATCGGCAGTCAAAGCAGCATTGGAACTTTAAAAATGGCAATTAATACAAATGAAGGACTAAGTTTAGAAGAGATTATTGCAAAGAAAAAAGCTGCGGTAGCAAACGAAGTTTCTGCTCTTAACACCCCACCTGCGGCGTTGGTAGCCCAAGTTAATAATTCTCAAAATCAATTAGCATCATTCCGATCACAAGGCGCAGCCGACAAAAATTTAGATGATCAACAATTATCCACGACGTCTGCTACTGCAAACAGCTCTATTAGGCCCAATTTGCTTAACTCTTATGCAAGTTATACCCCGTTAATAACATTACAAGTTACTACCCCAAAATTACATGCATTAATGATGGCTGCACAACGGTATGTACCGTCAGATTGGACAACTATTTGTCAATCAGGAGGAATGGGTACAAATAAATTATCAACATATTTCCCTACAGATTTAGGCATTGATAATCTTGATATGAAGACTATAGCCGGCCAAAATCAAGAAAATCGTGGGTCAAATGCAACAAATATAACTTTCGATATAATAGAACCAAATGGAATGGACTTAATTGAAAATCTTTATGATTTTTGCCAATCTATAAACGAGTATAACTATTGTCAACTACCATACTTACTTAAAATCTCATTTAATGGATTTTTTGATGATGGTTCACTCAATACTATTGCAGGAACAACTAAATATATTCCAATAGTATTAGCCAACATGGAAATTAAAGCGGGATCCACCGGAGCAACCTATAAAATTACAGCAATTCCAATTAATGAATTATCAAATACAGAAATAGCCGGAAGAATTGATTCGATGGTTGAAATTTCTAACAGCAGCACAGTGCAAAATTACTGCGATGGATTAGCATATTCATTGAATCAGCATCAAAAACATTATGTAGATACAAATACATATACAGTAGCAGATAATTATGAAATTATATGTTTACCTCAGATAAGTACAGAACTTAGCTCGAGTTCATCAAATATTAATATTGGAGCAAGTTTGTTTGTAAATCCTGTATATACAAATACAACGTCTGCCCCTAAAGATGCAAAAATGACATCTGGGGCAACACCGATACAGGTAATGGCAAATAATTATGCATATAACCTTGGGCAAACACATGCAATTAAAAATGCAACAACTACCGCTAATATTAATGGGCAAACAGTAACAACGGGTGAAATTTCAACAACATCTATTGGGCCTGGAATAACCGCGGTTAACCAGGTATATTTTAACCCTGATGGCAGTTCATCTGGCCATAGTATTGTACGATTTGGCGTCGGCGCTAGTATTCTTGATTCAATTAATACTTTAATTATAAGTAGTGAGTATATAACCAATCAAATTAAAGTATTCGAGAAAAAAATAAGCGACATAATTAATATGGCAAATTTAGTATCGGGCGACCCGACAACAGATATCGGAATTAAGGAAGCGATTAAACAATTACAAGGACCGTTTCAATGGTTCATGATTAGCAGCGAAACAACAATTCTTGGTTATGATTTTTTACGTGGAAAATACGCGGCTAATTATCGATACATCGTAAAACCATATATAATCGATAACGCAAAAATATTTGAAGTACCTAATCAGACTCCGGCGTTGCGAGTTTTAAAAGAATATAACTATATATTAACCGGCAAAAATACCGAAATTCTTAACTTTGATATGGAATTCAAAACTGCTTTTTTAACATATACCCAAGTTGCTAATAAGAGTACTAAGCAGCAAGGAACAGGATCATCGACTCCGGCAGATCAACCAACCGCATCTAATTCAACATATGTAATAGCTCAAAAAGGTACAGCAGTAAACGCCTCTAGAGTTCTATCGGCAGCACCAAGTAGTATCAAATCAACTAATATAACGGCCGAGCAAACTCCCGAAAGAACTACAGCGGCAGATGTCGCTGCGACAATTTATGCTCCCGCAGAAATGTTATCGGTTAGATTAACTGTTAACGGTGACCCTGATTATATTAAGCAAGATGGACTATTTCTAAATCCATCAGCAAATTCAACCTTAGTACCATATATAACAGAAGCGAGCGGAGCACCTGGAGGAATTATGTTCAATAGTGGAGAAATTTACATGAATCTCAATTTCCTAATTCCCAGGGATATAGATCTTTCAAGTGGATTAATTACCCCACCAGATAAAAGTAATAATGTTGTATATCATCGTAATGTTTTTAGCGGTTACTATCGAGTTTTAGAAATAACTAACAAGATAGCCAACGGTGTTTTCACCCAAGAATTACAATGTATTCGGTTTGATGACAGTCACGAGATTAACCTCATATCAGCGGCTACACCCGTATCTGTTTCATCACCAACTGCACCGAGTAATGCCGCCACGCCCCAAAAAGCATCTACTCCAATTTACGCCGGGGCGCTATCCGGAATCAAAGCTGTATTGGGATGAGTATAAATACAAATAAGGTGATATAAATGAGAATAATAGAATTATTTGAAGATTTACCGTCAATACCAGGGTTAGCACCGTCGGTTAATCAATCTGGACTTAAAAACAATATAAAGACAGCTACCCCAGGCGTGGCAAATTCTGCAAATATAAACACAAATTCTCAAGCGGTAAAACCAATTGATCCCGCAATTTCCCAGCAATTATCAACTCGAGGATCTACAATCCAATTGCCATCGGGGCCCACAAACCAGCCGACCAATTTTAAAATAACAGGCATGGATAATCAAACCGGAAACGTAACACTTAATAATCCCCAATCACCCAATCAACCTGGCGTGTCTTATTCTAAAACCCAATTAGCGCAAATGATTGCCGCTAGCAAGCCAACAATGTAAGGGTAAACTATGTCAATATATTCAGGCTTTTCAACGGTATCGTCAGATGCTCAAAAGAAATTTGTTCTTACCGATAGGAAACTTATTCAGCAGGATTTATTGAATGCGTTAAAAACTCGGCGTGGGCAACGTCTTATGCAACCTAATTTCGGATGCATAATTTGGGATAAATTATTCGATAATATAACACAGACCGATTTAGATGACATTAGTGCTAACATTAGTTCAATCATTAATAACGATCCTAGAATAACATTAGTAAGTCTCGATCTTACTCAGGGACAACATACAATTACAGTAACAGTAATTATTCAATATGTTAACACAAATGAAACGGATCAACTAATAGTGAACTTCAATTCTGAACTGTCTAGTGATTTCTAACCCATCCTGTCAGCCGCGAATTCATTAATGAATTAACCGTCTTGTATCTAGAGCATAAATAATCATATGGGAACATCACTGCAAGCAACAACGGCTTTTGGCATTCAAGATTGGCAGGCTTTCTATACTTCTATGGGCAGCCCGAATCTCGCGTCGTACGATTTTTCCACACTACGAAAATCGTTCATAAATTATTTGCAACTAAAAAATCCAGAAAATTTCAATGATTATATTGAAAGCAGCGAGTTCACGGCATTAATTGATCTAATTGCATTTATGGGACAAAGTATGTCCTTTCGTTATGATATGAATGCGAGAGAAAACTTTCTTCCTACTGCGCAAAGTAGAAATTCTATTAATTATCTGGCTAATCTTGTTAATTATATTCCGAGTCGAAATTTAGCTGCAAATGGCTATCTAAAAATAAATAGTCTTTCTGTTAACGATAATGTATATGATTCGCTAGGAAATAATCTTAATGGAATAACAATTAATTGGAATGATCGCACTAATAGAAACTGGCAAGATCAGTGGAATACTATTATCAATGCAGTTTTAATTAGTTCTCAAACCATTGGCAATCCTGGTAATACAAATGTAATTAATGGAATTAATTATTCAGAATACGGCTTGTCTTCGTCGGCAGGACAGGCGCCGCCATATGCATTCACAGCATCTATTAATAGTTCAAGTACAAATTTTGAAATAGTTAACCCTACTTCTGTTGGCGAAACATTTATATATGAAATCGACCCCGAACACACTTCTACTTTTAATCTTCTTTATGAAAATGATGGACTAGGATTTGCTAGCCAAAATACGGGGTATTTTCTCTATTTTAAACAGGGAACATTGTCGTCGCAAACTTTTAGTATTGCATCTGGGTTACCTAATACATCTATCAATTTATCCCAAACCGGCGTTAATAACTCGGATGTATGGCTATATCAACTTAATACAGACGGAACAATTACAGAATGGACTCAGGTACAAACAATTTACGGAGAAAATACAGCTTTCAATAATCTTCCATCGCAGCAGCAAACAATTTTTTCTGTAACTAATCAAATCAACGATGCTATTACTTTAATCTTCGGTGACGGTGTTTTTGGAGCAATTCCTCAAGGTAATTTTATATGCTTTACTCGTTCATCTAATGGGCTAACATATAGAATTAATCCTTCAGAAATGTCCAATTTATCTTTTCCTATTAACTATACGAGTAAGACAAATCGTACACAGCTATTAACAATCAATGCGAGTTTACAATACACCGTAGGTAATAGTGCGGGTACCGAATCGTTAGCAAATATTAAATTAAAGGCACCCCAAAGTTTCTACTCGCAAAATAGAATGGTAAATGGTCAAGATTATAACTCTTTTCCCTTTACAAAATATAGCAATATTTTACAATTAAAAGCAATCAATAGGACGGCTAGCGGAGTAAGTCGATATCTCGATGTAATTGATCCAACTGGAAAATTTAGTAGCACAAATGTTTTTTGTGACGATGGTTTTATATATACAGATCCGTCAGTTATAACAAATAATTATACCTATGCAAATCAAAATAATTTAGCAACAATTGTAGAAAGTCAGATAACCTCGCTAATATCGTCTAATAATACGCTGTCGTTTGTCCTTAATCCCAGTAATTATCCAATCACTATTCCCTCGGCAGCGACCGCCTGGAATTTAGTGTTAACTGACAATACTTCTAGCTCTGGATGGATAAGTGATGTTGCCACCGGCAATCTAATTACAATAAACGATGGACGTTTCGCGCCCGTCTCGCATTCATCAATTCTGAAAATTGGATCATTATTACAATTTACCGCTCCCACTGGTCAATTTTTTGACATTAACAATAATCTAATCACTTCGTCTTCCCAATTATTGAATCAGAAATCTATAATTTATGCGGCTATTACTTCTGCTGATTCGGCTGGCATCGGAAACTCGATCTCAATGAATGGGATAAATGTTGACGGTAGTGGAGCAATTTTACTATCGCAAAAAATTCCTACCGGGGCATTATTAACCGGCATTTTACCATTATACATTCCCGTATTACCGAGTAATTTAATTCAAAAATTAATCACCTATTTAACTAATGGAAATGCGGTAGCTCTATCATATAATTCATACACTCTTTCATGGAGTTTAGATAACACATTACCATTAAATTTTAGCCCAGCAATTTATGGTTCCCAGTTTATTGCTCCGATGAGTCCAGCGGCGATTAATACAAACGATTGGCTATTGGCGTTCGTACCAACGAGTACTACAACTTTTACTGTATATCAACAATCAAATGCCTATTATTTTGGATCTGAACAGCAAACAACCTTTTATTTTGATCCTAATGCTAAGGTATACGATCCAACCAACGCGTCTACACTAACCGATCAGATAATAATCTTAGAAACTAACAGTGCGCCCGGCGTTGCCGTTAACCTCGGATTACCGAACGATATATCAGTAGATGTTTACGCAGTCGTTGATGAAATTAATGGTTTAATTGATAATAGTAGGGTGCAAATTCAATATGCAGGGCTAGCATATACTGGTATTCCCACTGACCCTTTTTTCTTTAAAGATTGTGTGTCTGATAGTAATTTTATATTTTTAGTAACCGATAACTCGCAATCTACTACAAAATTAATAAGCTCTGGAGCTAATCAGGTAGTTGTTGTTAATTTACCCACGGACATAAATAATAATTTATACTCGTATGCAAATGGAGCAATTATTTTTTGCCTCTCAACTCTTCAATTTTATCAGATATCAAGGGTTGGGAGTTTAGCAACTAAAACAACACTTAATCAGCCAGGAAGTACTTTAACATATTCGTATTATGTAGGACGACAAAATTTAAAATTTCAATATCAGCATAATGCGTCTGATAATCGTAGAATAGATCCTAGTCCGTCGAACATTATAGATATGTATTGTCTCGAATCAAGTTATGCTACCGCATATCAACAATACATAACAGATCAAACGGGACAAATAGCATTACCAACACCACCAACAACCGAGACGCTATCAAACGATTTTAATGATCTTAATAATTACAAAATGGTATCTGATGAATTAATTTTTAATTCGGCTCAGTTTGTTCCACTTTTTGGTGATAAAGCCGACCCCTCGGTTCAGGCAACATTTGTGGCCGTAGCAAACCCAAATAGTGCAGTGGGTGCCGGCGAAATTGCAAGCCAAATTATTACTCTTGTAAATAATTTTTTTACAATTGGTAATTTTAATTTTGGCCAAACATTTTTCTGGGCACAACTATCTAACTATATTTTGTCGAATATGACCAATATTATTAATGCGGTTCATCTAGTTCCAAATGCAGGAAATCTTTCGTATGGTGCGTTAGAGCAAATTGTCTGCAACCCATATGAAATTTTTATATCAGCGGCTACAGTAAAAAATATCTCTGTCGTAACTAGTCTAAACAATCTTAATTTGAGGATTTCATGAGAAAAATAATTTTATCAATAATGTTAGCCTGTATAGGCCCCTTTAGCCTTGCGCAGAATCCAGCGACTCAAATTGCTCCAATTTCTGCGCTTAATGCAAAATATTCTAACGGTACTGCGCCCGGGTATTGGGTTACCGCTGGCACAGGATTGCAAGCAGAAATATCGGCTGGAACTGTTAACTGCCAAGGGTCAATATTTATATATAGCGGAGGGACATTAACACTTACTGCCTCATCCCTAAATTATATCTATCTTAATACCTCGGCATCGTGCGTACCCGCAGTGAAAACGACGAATTTTGGTGTAACCGATATTCCTGTTGCGATTGTTCTAACAAATGCTAGTGTGATAACATCGATAACCGATGAACGAACTATTTTTTCAGGTGAAACCGCCAGAGCTATTACCGCAGAAACTGCCGCCCAAGCGACCGCTAATGCTGCATTACCTGCAAATGGTACGTCAACCACACCAGGGGGTAACTTCCAGGCTACTAATATAATTATAGGTTCCGGTACCCCGTTATTAACGATGTATAATTCAGGCGGTGAGGCCTTATTCTCTGGACCTCTAGGATCCGGACTAGTGAACCCAGTAATTATTGGAGGGGCAAGCGGAAGTTGCACAGGACTTTATGCCAAAGCAGACGGCACTGGATGCGGACCAGGCGGCTCGACAACTTGGAACGCGATGACAAACGGAGCACAGACTGGTAGCGGACCATCACAATTAAACACGCTCCCAGGAGGTTTAAGCGTTGGCACCGGCGCACCGTCTATTACCCTGGGCGGGTCCACTGGCAATGGCACATTCCCAGGCACCGTCGTGGCTGGCACTACGAACGGCCAGATCAACGCAGCGCAGCAGCAAACCCCAGCAGGAACGGGGAACAACGGCATTGCCAACTCGTTTCTGGCGTGCCTCGCCGCTCCGTCGGTTGCCTGTTCCATTCTGGCTCCCGCGAACTATGCGCAGACGGAAGCACAGCCCTGGGGCATGGGAAATACGACAGATTATGGCATTCCAGTGAATGGGCCTGCCGCCACAACTACTAGCGGTTGTGTGACTGATTATAGATGGGGTCCACCGCAGGTGATTTGTAATGGTGGCATGTCACTTGGGGATAATCGGCACTATGCCCAGCCCCTGTTTGCTCAAACGATTACCAGTGCCGGAAGCGGCAATACTCCGCATCCTGCTGCCGCGCTTAATCTTCAACAATCCGTTTTCGGGGGTACGCGAGATTTTGACGGGGATGAAACCAGTCTGAATACTATGATTACCCAGATGTGGGTGCATTCGTCGGGTTCGCAGGCTGGGCATAACATCAGCTTGACCAGTTATGCGCCAGGTGACTCGATACCGCTCCTTACAGGAGCCTTTAGTGTGGGCCAAGGTTTAGCACAGAACGAGGGCCTGGAATGGCGCTCACGCCTGGGAGAGACGGGGAATGTTCCAGAGGGCAGGCTCAATACACAGACCTGCGGAGCTACCTGCACATTTGCCCTCACGCAGACTCAGGGAGTCACCGGAAGCTGGGGCAATGATCTGGCTTTAATTGATGTGACGCAGAGCTACAACGCAGGGTATATCTCAGGCATCAGTGCAGGCACATTTACCGGCTCCAGCGCAGCCAATTGGGACTCAACGTTTGGCCTGACAACTGCCACAACGACGACCACGGCGGCTATAACCACCGGCTCCCAAACGGGCGGCACGAACACCATGCCGCTGCCCAACGTGACGATCCCTGTTGCCAGTTCGACAGGATTCAGTACCGGCCAGACGGTCTGCATGTTCGACAAGGTGGACCCTAGTTGGCAATGCTCTCATATCACGGCAGTGCCGGACGGGACGCACATCACCGTGGATGTGATGAATTACCCTCTCACAAATAACTCGACAGTAGCTGCGGGCGGACTTACCGGTTATGGCTTTGGTATGGATGCCGATTGGGTAGTTCCGGGTGTGACGAACGGGATGGCCGTCAGCGGAGAGAGTGGGCTGGACGGAACTGTCCGGGTGATATATCCTATTGTTTCCAGTGCCAGCGGAAACACATTGACGATTTACAACGGCGCCGGAGTGAACGGCACCATCAATACGCGGTCCTATGGCTATGCCCCAGCCTTGACAGGCTCAGGCGGTACGGCTACGGTGTCGGTGAGCGGCGGCGCAGTTACTGCTTGCACAGCGACTGGCGGCACAAGTTACACAGTAAACTCGCCTCCTACCATCCAGATTACAGGCATCACTTACACTTCCGCGCCGATGATCTATCCCACAGTGGTAGGCACCGCGCTCTCAGGATGCACTATTTTAAATGCAGGTGCGGGCATTACCGGGACGCCGGTGGTGGCTGTGAACAATAATCCGTATCACATCTACCCGCAAGGACGAACTCTAAATGTCTACAACGGGGCCACCGGAGCTGTGGATGGATCGGCAATCGTCACGACTCCGGTTGTCGGT